GGGTAGCTTTTCCGAGGGCGGGCGGGGCGCGCGACAGTTAGCCTCTGACAAGTTTTGGGAAATCCGACATTATAGGCCTTCCGATTTATTTTTTGCTAAAAATCCCCTATAAGGCGTCCCGACACACTTCCCGACAAGCTTCCCGATGCCATTCCGACCACTTTCCGATAAGCATTCCATCAATAGACGTCCGAAAGCTTTAAAGCTACCTTTCCTGAAGGCTCTTCCTTACTTCCTTTTAAGAATAGATTCCACAAATAGAGAGGGCGCCGCTTGTCGGCAGCCCTAGAGGCTTCGCCTCTTTCTAGTGGAGTATTCACACAAGCGTTTATTAAGTTGTAGGATGGATTAGGTACCATTTACTAAGCGGTAGCCAAACCGTTAGCTAAACGAATTTTTCTCAACATCCCTTTAATGCGTTCTAACATAGCTTTTAACACACCTTTCTTTTAGTTTCTTCTATTATAGCACAAAAAAGGGGCTATGTCAAGCCCCTTCAAATAATATTTACTTATATGGAGTATCCTTAAAGCCTTCGTAAATGTCTTTTAGTGTATCGTAGAAGGCATATCGAATAACTAAGTAGATTACAATAAGTCTTCCAACCATAGTAGTGACGCTTAGTCCGAAAAGCGCTGTAATAAGCGTGTAGATACCGAATCCTACTACCACTGAAATAAGTAAAATTAGTAAAGTGTTGCTAAATGCTTTCCAATTCATATTAAAGTTCCTCCCAAGTCTTATGTTTATCTTCGTTATAGCGGCTATAGGCGTACTTAGTAGTTTCCCAAAGTAGGTCTATCACGAATAGAATTCCAAGATAGAAGAAAAGCTGTTCCCAACCAGTTATTAAGGATACTAACCAAAGTACTCCAATGATAACTCCAACAGTTACCATATAGGCTATGATAAAGGCTGCTAAGATATAGCGTTTAGTAAATTTCTCAGACAATATAGTTTCCAACTCCTTTAGCAAGCTTTCTGCAAAGCGTAATTTTAACTGTTTTAGCGAAGCGTGTTGAATGGAACTCCACAGGCGTTTCTGAGCAAGTTTCAATAATCACGTCTTTAGGCTTTTTGCGAGTAACCATTTCAATAAGACTTTCAGAAAGCGTTAAAATACCTGCTTTATATGGCATATAAAAGACGTTTGCCTTTCTTAATAACTGTTGTGGTGAGTCGCTTACAAAGTGCTTTTCAGAAGACCCTTCTGATTTAATCCAGTAAATGTACTCAGGCTCTTCTTTAAGGCGTGGGGAATACTCTTCCTTAATCTCTTGCAAGGCTTTATCAAGCATTTCCTGAATCTCTTTAGTATCAACTTTAATAGTAGCTGTTAGTTGAGGCTTGCTAGGAATTGCTTTTTGAAGCTCTCTATACTCTCTTTTGAGGCCGTTGTACTCCTCTTGAAGGCGTCCCATTTCCTGTTCCCAGCGCTTGTTTTGCTCTTCTTCTACTGAAAGCTTTTGACAAACCTCTTCAAATTTCTTACCAAGTCTATCATAAGCTTCTTGTCTAAGCAAGCTCTCTTCAGCGGACTCGTTGGCCATTTCAATAGCTTCTACTTCCTTCTCAGAAGGAACTTTAAGACGCTCTTCAAAGCCAGCTTCTCTAAGCTTTAAGAAGTTTACCTCTTTTTGAAGCTCTTCAACACGTCTTTCTAACTGATAGTTGATTACGTTATTGACCTCTTTACCATAAACCAGTTCGTCAATCTCTTCTCTAAGCTCTTTAATAAGCTTGTTTTCGTCCTTCTTGAATAACATTTAACCATTCCTTTCTTAATACTCACTCAGTATAGCATATTTGAGGTGCCGTGTCAACCTATTTATGTTACAGTTGTGTTACAATCTTTACAGAAGTGTTAAATATACTCCATTAGGTGAGACAAGCTTAAAAGTTTAATGGGGAAGGGGCAGGGGCGTAAGCCACTGCTACTAACGAGCGTTACTCCAGCGAGTTAGTAAATCACTTGACCTTTCCTAAAAGCTTCCTGAAACGTTCCCTAAGCCTTCTCTAAAGCTTTAAGACGTCTTGGTTACAGGTCGGGGATGGAGTCATGTGTTAATTGCTTTAAGGAAGAGTTTGTATAAAGCCTACTAAACCATATGGAGCCAATCACAGAATGTCCTGAGAGGACTTTGGTAGGCTTTATAGAGACCCTTCAATAAGAATATAGAAAAAGCCTTCAGGAAAACTTCCCGAGGGCTTTCTTTTTACATTTCTAAAGCTGTAATCATGCCATCGATAAACGCAACAGCTGCTTCCGTATCATAAGAGTCTTCAATAGCCTCTCTAGCAGCATTTAAAGCAGTTAAAGTATTATCTTCTGTGACTACTTTAAAGTCGCTCTCAGGAGCTTTTATAGACGTTTCAGAAGGTGTTAGATAGCCTAGGTGCATTCCGTCCATAGAGACAGGTGTCTTAGCAGCCTCTTCGTTAGCTTTGTCCAAGGCTGCTGTAATTTCGTCCATACATGATTCTACAGCAATATTCCAACCTTCGTCCCAATCATCTTCAACTGGGAACTCCAAAATATTCTTAACTTTAGTTAATAAAGCTTCTCCATCAATTAGTTTCATTTAGGTACCTCCTGTAAAGTAATATATAAATCGTAAAGTTCACCTAAAAAGTCATCTTCAATTAATTCAACATGAAAGGACTTAACTTTACAGTCAAAATATTCTTTTAATTCCTTATTGTCTGTGTGTATATCTGCTGTCTTTACCACATCTACACCTTTGAATATATAGCATGTGTCAATACTATTTTCAATTGAATATACTAACTCTTCCACTGTCATTTAGTTTCCTCCTAAAATTTTATATAAACTGTGAAATAAAGATTACCAAAGTGATTAGCCATGAGACTCCTGTTATGAATTGCCAGTTCTCAAGCATTCCATAAGAAGGTGCTGGCACGTAGTTAATACGTAATCTTGACACTTCCCAAGGCTCTGGTGGCTCGTTTATATCAAACCAGCTATTGGCAGCTTGCTTAATAGCTTTATTATAGGCGTCTCCACGGTCTTCTGCAACGCCTTCCCAATACCACTTATCCTTATAGGCTTTAAAGGAGACTTTGTAATAGCCTTCCTTAAAGCTTCGGTTATACTTAAACTCCATGATAAGCCTCCTCCTTAACAGTTTCAATAAAGGCTTTCAAACGAGGCGGATGGAATCCACTAATACCTGTGTCGTAGTCTTCGTCCAACATCACTACTGGAAAGCTTCGGAAACCAGCTAATCGAAGCATCTCCACAGTTTGAGTATCGTTGCGAACGTCTACAAACACTTCATCAAAGCTTACTCCGCCTTCTGTAAGCACTCGTTTAGCCATCTTGCAGGCTTGGCACATGTCTTTAGTATATACTTTAATACGGTTCATTCAAAATTCCTCCTAATAGTTAATGTAATCAGCTTTCCCACATTTATTACATGCACGGTATGGCAAACCTGCTATACCTATTTGAACACGTGACTCATACTCATGTTGGCAAAAGCGTCGTTTAAGTTTCTTTAATAAGTCGTTCAAAATATCTCCTACCATAAATTAGTCCTCAAGGCTTTCTACAATCTCTTCAAGCTCTTCCACACGTTCTGAAAGCGTATCAACTTCTTCTGTAAGCTCTTCTACAGTTTCATCAGAGCTTTCAAGCTCGTTCTCCAAGTCGTATACCTGTCCTTCTAAGTCTTCAATTTCTCTTTCGAGGCCGTAAATCTCCTCATTCAAGTCTTCATTTTCCCACACAATACTTGTAAGGCGCTCTTCTGCATACTCTAATTCCTGTTCAGCAATCAGCTTATCCCAATTGGAATCAACCAAGACATCTTGAAGCTTTCCTACAAGCTCAATTAAAGCTGTTTCACGCTGGGTTAATGTAGGCTTTGCACAAGCCTCTTTTAATTCTTTCTCAAAAGGTAGTTTGCCCATATTAAAACTCTCCAATCTCTTCTTGTTTAAACTCTTCAACAGGAATTGCAAAAGGTTCGTAATGCTCACTAAAAGCTCTAATTTCACTTAGTGTCATAACACCGTCTTCTAAGACTTCATATGGTTTATTGCTATTACAAATAGAGCCATTGTCAGCTAAATAGAAATACTCCCAAAACAACTCAGATGCTTTCTGAGGTAATACCACAACGTACTTAGGTTCTTCTGGAAGCTCTTTAATAGCTTGTTGCAGAACTTGGATAAGTTGCTCTACTCCAGATTTATTAAACGTAATGAGGTTGTTAATATTCTCAATCACTACAGTCTTACCTCGAACACTCACATCTACTGAAGTATACGCTCCTCTATCAATGCTTGCGATATTCATTAGACATTCTCCTCCCACTTCTTAGCGTCTTCTTGACATTCTTCATTAAACAATTCATAATGCTCTGCTAAGATTCGTAAGCCTTCTAAAAGCTCTTCAGTAGCTTCCTCAGCTTGTTCTACGGAATGCTCTAACTCGTAGTTGCTAATGTTTTCAGCGCCTAGTTTTAAGATTTCCATAAGCTCTACTACACGTTCAGAAAGCTTTTCTAAGTCGCTTTCAGTATACTTTGCGTACTGCTTGCTGTCAAATTCCATTAAGCGATACCTCCATCTTCCTTAACTGTATCGACAACTTCTTTAGGTTTACGAAGCGTGCTTAGATAATCCATTAACTGCTTTTCATCTTCCTCTTCTTCATCCGATACAATGTTTTCAATAAGCTCGTGATATTCTTGAACCTTTAAGGAAAGCTTCTCAATATCTTCTGCATACTGCTTAGCGATTAATTCGTGAGCCTCTTTTGAAAAGCTGTTGTTAAGCTCAAAGTCAGCAGCGGCCTTACGGACTGTCCCAAGCTTCTCCAAATACTGTTGGTAGCTCTTTACTGAGTACATCTTAATTGCCTTCATCACTATTCCTCCTTATAAGCCTCTCTGAGGCGTTTTAATGTGTTAGGGGATAATTACCCTAGAAGCTATCTAAAAGCTCTGTATGGGCTTCCTGTGGCTTTTAAAGTAGGTTCTCACACCTGTTTCTCTTCTACACAAATAACTATAACACAGGTTTATTAAAATGTCAAGCGCTTTTCGACATATACTTTAAATGTGTGACAAAAAGCTGTATATAAGGTCTAATCTAAGAGGCTCATAGAAGCCTATTATTAATTACTCCAGAAAGGAGGAAGCACTTATGGTAAGAATTGGGAACAGAGAGTTAGAAGAACGTCAACGTAAGTATTTAACGACTTCAAAAGAGCCTGACGAATACGAGGGAGTTGACTTAACTACATTAAAACCTAAAATGAAACGCTTTGCGAGACATTATATGCAGACTATGAACATCGCTGAAAGCTGCCGTTCTGTAGGATATAATGAAAGCTCTGGTTATCGAGTGTTAAAACGCCCTGATGTGAAGGCTTATTTACAATGGCTTGTTTCAGAAAATGCTGACGCAGCTATCATGAGCCCTACACAAGTGCTAGAGGAACTAACTAACATTGCTTTACGGAATAGCTCTGATTACACGGTTACTGTAAAAGGAGACGTAGTAGAGAAACCTATTGACACAAGCGTTCAATTAAGCGCATTAAATAGCTTAGCTAAATTCCACGACCTACTTGCACCTGATATTAAGGTAGAGCAGTCTCTTAACATTGTTGTTGACATTGCTGACGACGTTCCACAAGAAGTTGAAGAGGTTGAGGACGAAGAATTTATCGAAGGAGACTTTACCGAGGTTGAGGAAGAAGATAATGACGTAAGTTATGACTTCCTTTCTGGGTACTAAGAAAGGGGATTGAAATGCCAGTTGAGGAACGTAACCTAGAGGTTATCGTCAACGATTTAATCAAAGACGTTAACACTCACGCCAACCAAATCGCTTCTATTCAATCTGATTTAAGCCGTATGACCTCAGACATTTCAAGCGTTCGTGACTTGCTTATCAAGAATACCGAACGCTCAGACGTTTTGATTAGCCATATTAAAGGACAATCAGATGAAATGCTTAAACTGCTTACCGACGGTGAACGAAGCCGTAACGAAAGCCATGCCTTCACACAGAAACAAGTGTGGGGAATCGCTGCTGCAATCGTAGCTGGGCTAGGCTCTATCATCACAACTATTTTAACAGCTGTACTAAGCTAATTGAAAGGAGGTGTATAAATGGAATTAGTAATTTCTATCGCAGTTATCTTAGGTGGAGTAACTACAGGCTTGGTTAACCTTGTTAAATCCATGGAAGTAGTATCTCCTAAGTATTTACCGCTAGTTGCTTTAGGCATTGGCATGGTCTTCGGACTAGTTATGTCACCATTGCTTGGAGTAACATTATATGTAGGTGCTATTAGTGGCCTTATTGCAGGTCTTTCTGCAATGGGATTCTACGAGCTTACAAAAACTCCAGTAGAATAACCTTCACGAGGCCTTGAGGGAGTTTCCCTGAGGCCTTTACATAATTTTAAGGAGGGCATAAAATGTCAGAACCAATAAAACTTACCGTAACTAAACGAACCTTTAACGAAGCTTACTTACCATACATGTATAATCAGCCTGAAGGACAGCACCGTACAATGGTCTTCTATGGAGGCGCTGGTTCAGGTAAGTCTAAGTTCGTTGTTCAGAACGCTATCTTAAAAGGCTTGTCAGAACGCCGTAAGTTCCTAGTCTTGCGTAAGGTAGATAATACTATTCGTGACTCCATCTTCCAAGAGTTTCTAGTCTGCTTAGAGGAATGGAATCTCTTAGACTTTTGCGAGGTCAAGGCTTCTTATATGACCATCAAGCTGCCTAACAAAACAGAGTACATCTTCAAAGGTTTAGAAGACCCTGAGCGAATAAAGTCCATCCAAGGTCTTACAGACATTATTATGGAGGAAGCCACAGAGTTTACACGAGAGGATTACGACCAACTTCAAACACGTCTCCGCCACCCTACAGCAAGACATCAACAAGTGTTTGTAATGTATAACCCTGCCTCTAAGGACAACTGGGTTTACCAATATTTCCATAACCCTGCTACTAAGCGGCCTAAAGGCTCTAAGGTAGTATGTACAACCTACAAGGATAACCGATTCCTTCCTAAAGCTTACCTTGACCATCTACAAGACTTGAAGAACACTAACCCAGTCTATTACGAAATCTATGCACTAGGTAAGTTCGCCAGCTTAGGTAAACGTATTTACACAAACTGGAAGATAGACTCTGAGTTCAAGCCTAACCAATTAGTTAAGCAAGGCTATGAACCACGCTTTGGATTAGACTTTGGTTTAAGTATGTAGACCACTTAGCTAGAAATAGCTTCGATTAAACTTCGTGAACGCTTAATAAAGCGGTGTTGGGACAATAGCCTATTAACAAGGCTTTACTTATGACCCAGCTAACAGGGGAAGTCTAAGAGGAGTGAAGCTCATGTACATTTATTTAATTACAAACAACATTAATGGTAAACAGTATGTAGGACAGACAGCCCGAACCATTGAAAAAAGGTTCAACGAACACTGTAGAAAAAATCACCAAGCCATTGGAAAAGCAATTGCTAAATATGGCAAAGAGAATTTTACAGTTGAGGAGCTACACCATACTGAGGATTTTGAAAAGCTACAAGAACTAGAAATAATTGAGATTGAGTCTCGTAACACCTTGGCACCGAACGGATACAATTTGGTAGAAGGTGGAGGCGGTACAGTAGGATATAATCACACTGAAGAAACCAGAGCTAAAATGTCTAAGATTAAGAAAGCTCAATACAATGGAAAGTCAAATCCATTTTATGGTAAGAAACACTCAGAAGAATCTAAAGCTAAAATGAGTGCTGCTAAAAAGGGTATTTGGATTAATGAAGGCAGAGAAGTAAATTACCATACAGTGAAAGTTATTAATAAGACTACTGGAGAAACATACAACTCAATCAAAGAAGCGGCTGAAGCTTCAGGGGTTCTTGCAACACATATTACCAGAGTTTGTAAAGGCAGAAGAAAATCTGCTGGCGGATATGAGTGGAACTACTTATGATAATCCTGTGCCAAGCCCTTTTGGGAAGGTGCAACGACTAAATTCTCAGGTAGCACTTGTCGAGAGGACATGTGTAAGAACTGAGTAAGAGGGAGTTTTGAGATAAACTTCCGTAGTGCGAAGGCTCTTAGGTAACGCTAAGAGTATGATATAGTCTAGACCCTATTAAATATCGGGAAACCGAGGGTATATTCGTCTCTAACGACCCTACCGTAATCCTATCTACGCTTGTATCAGAGGCCGATAGAGTAATTTACGTATTCGACGAGTTTGTTAAAACTGGTATGATAGCTCCTGAGATATTTGATGTTATTAAGCGTAAGAAGCTTACTCACCAGCTTATCTACGCCGACTCTGCTAACCTTGAAACCATTGAGCAGATTAAACGCCTAGGCGCACGTAAGATTAAGCCTGTTAAGAAAGGTCGTAACACAGTCCTTCATGGAATCCAGTATTTACAAGGATATACAATCTACGTTCATCCTCGCTGTCAGAATACTATCAAAGAGCTTGAGAACTACGAATGGAAACCTTCTAAAGGCTCTGACGATTACGAGAACGTTCCTAAGCAAAATGGATTCGACCACTGTATGGACGCCTTGAGGTATGCCGTAAATGACCTTATTCCACGTAACAAGATTAGAACAATCAACAAGTCGGTGCTAGGGCTTTAAGACGCCTTAGTACCCTCTTGGGTACAATTATCAGCTAAAACTAAGGAGGATTCAATATGGCAATCCCTAACGGACAAATTAATGCTGGCGACATTATCACTACTAACATCCGCCGTAAACACTTCATTAGACGAAACTATGATATTCGAGAGCTTATCACACTAGCTGAAATGCACTCTCGCTCTTCTAGCGCTTATGGAGTTTTATATGATTATTATAAAGGCAATCACATTGCTATTCAATCACGTACATTTGACGACACTAATAAACCTAACTCAAAAATCGTTCATAACTTCCCTAAACTATTGGTAGACACTTCCACTGCTTACTTAGCAGGTGAGCCTATCACAGAATCTGGGGACGAGAAAACTATCAAAGCAATGCAACCAGTCTTTAAAGAGAACTATGTTACAGACGTTAACTCAGAGGAAGTTAAGCTTTCAGGAATCTTTGGGCACTGCTTTGAAATCCATTGGATTGACCGTAACAAGAAACATCGCTTTAAAGCTGTGTCACCAATGAACTGTCTAATTGCTTATTCAGCAGACTTGGATGAAGAGCCTATTGCAGCTATTTACTACAACACTGTAATCAGTGACATCACAGGCCATCAAATCAGAACTTATGAAGTCTACACGGAAGACCTAATCTATAAATTCTCAACAGACGATGAGAGAGAAGTTTACAGAGAGATTCCAGAAGAGCTTGAGATTAAGGACTATGAAGTACATCCTAACTTGCTTCAGAAATTCCCTGTACTAGAAATCATTGCAAACGAAGAACGCCTAGGTGACTTCGAGGCTCAACTATCTTTAATCGACGCTTACAACTTAGCTGTATCAGATAGTGTTAACGACATCGCTTATTGGAATGACGCTTACTTATGGTTACAAGGCTTTGACCTAAGCGCTGATAGTGACTCTATTAGTAACATGAAGAACGACCGTGTAATCGTAACGGATGAAGACGGCATGGTTAAATTCATTACTAAGGATGTTAACGACAAGCATATCGAAAACATTAAGAACCGTGCTAAGCTAGACATCTTTAGCCTATCACAAACACCTGACTTGGTATCTAAAGACTTCACAGCAGCTTCAGGACAAGCTTTGAAAGCAGCTACCCAACCACTAGAGAACAAGTCCGCTGTTAAGGAATCTAAGTTCCGTAAAGTCTTAGCTAAGCGTTACGAGTTGGTGTGTAGCTACCTTGAGTTTATGAACAAAGCTAAAGACTTGAAGCCTTATGAAGTTACTCCAGTATTCGTTCGTAACCTACCTCAATCATACGCTGAGTTAGCAGACATGGCCGTTAAGCTTCGTGACATGCTTCCTGACGAAACTATCATTAATCAGTTCCCATGGATTACTGACGCTCGCCAAGAGGTTGAGAAAGCAGACGAGCAACGTCAGAAACGTGCTGACATCGCCTTACAGAACTTCAAACAGACTAGCGCTGTTCAAGGAGCTTCTACAGCAGCAGCTAACAAGCTTGACAAGAACCCAGCTAACACATCTACCATCACAACTACTGACCCAGTGGCTGCGAAGGAACAGGAAAAGGCAATCCAAAAGAAACCTAAAACTGACTAGGAGGAATTAACATGGCACGCAAGAAGGATAAGAAGAAAAGTCAAGAAGAGATTGAAGACGCCTTAGTAGCTTTCATGTCTTCACAGAACCACAAGTACCATCGCTTTACTAACAGCTTCACTGTCCTTCTTGATGGCTTTGTTAATGAGCTTATAGTAAACCTAGCTGACCCTAAGTTGGATACCTTTGCAATCCTTCAGGTTAAGCAATACGAAGCTATAAGAAAGCTTCAAGCTGCATTGATAGACTATCAAGAGGAGTTCAGGGAAATGCTCTTAGAGAGCATGTCAGACGCCTTAGAAGAGACCATGAGACAGCTTCTTCCTAATAAGGCTATACCTTCAGCGACAGATAACAGCTATCTCGAACAGACCATTGCAGAGGCTTACGATTACTTTGAAGAACTCTTCTTGCAATTATTACTAGAGATAGAATCAATCGCTGTTGGAACAGTTCCATCTACAGAGGACATCGTAACCACTATCCAAAAGCTTCGGGATAGATTGTCCTACACACTCCGCCGCCATATTGAAGCACAAATGGCAGCCATTATAAACCTCGCTGTAATCGAAGCTTCTAAACAGCATAAGATTGAAGTTTGGAAATGGTGCATTCGTCCAGAGCTTACCGAAAGTGGTACTTGCGCAGATTGCCTAGCACTATCTGAGGGAGGTATTGGTAATGAGGGTCTATATACCCTATCCACCATGCCTTTGCTACCGAGACATCCACACTGTGTCTGCATACTCATTCCATACATCTTATAGAGTGGTAATGCTAAAGGGCGCTCAAGAGGAAAAGAACTTTACACAAACTAATCTAAACGCACGCACAGGGCTTAATTGAACTGTGGAGGGCAGAAGGAGAATCTTATATTATGAATCCAGAAGAACAAGGACAAGGACAACAAGTTGAATTATCACCAGAGGTTATCGTTGGAGCTATCGAAGCTAATCCAGAATTAGCACAAGCTATCCAACCCCACGTCTTAACGAAAGACGCAGTATCTAGTTTCTTGAAAACAGACGAAGGTCTTGGCGTAGTAGCACCTATGATTGACCAAAGCGTTTCTAAAGGTATTAACGCTTGGAAAGAAAAGAACTTAGAGAACATCGTTCAAGAACGGTTAGCTGAGTTAAATCCTGCTGAAACACCTGAGCAAAAGCAATTAAAACAAATGCAAGCTCAAATGGCAGCTATTCAAAAAGATAAGCAAATGCTTGAAATGCGTGGTGTGGCTCAAGAAGCTTTAGCAAAAGCTGGTTTGCCTGCCTCATTAGCTGGGTATGTTTTATCAGACAATCCCGAAGCCGTTAAGCACAAAGTTTCAGAATTAGACATTGAGATTCAAAACATCGTTTCAGGAATCGTAGACCAAAAGGTTGCAGGAATCGCAGCTAAAGCAGCTCCAGCAAACACTGACGACATGTCTGGCTTAGGTGGTTCTAAAAACGTAGAACGATTAACGGATTTAACTGTTGAGGAAGCGACAGAGCTAGCTCGAACTAACCCTGCCAAATATCGCCAGTTGGTTCAACGTGGATAACAACAGATAATCATATAAACTATAAACATATAGAGGAGACTATTAAATATGTCACAAGAAGTAACTAAAATTGCAGACTTAATTAACCCCGAGGTAATTGGTGCATTCCTTCACCAGAAAATGTTAGACAACTTAGTATTGGCTCCATTTGCAGAAATTGACCGTACTTTACAAGGCCGCCCTGGCGACACTTTAACATTACCACAATGGAACTTCATCGGTTTAGCTGAAGACTTAGCGGAAGGCGAAGAATTACAATCTGTTAAGTTAACTGCTAAAGACCGTAAAGCAACTGTTAAAAAGGTTGCTAAATCAGTTACGTTAACTGACGAAGCTGTATTGAACGCTTATGTACGTCCTGTTGATGAAACTGTTCGTCAATTAGCTATGGCTATCGCTGGTAAGATTGATAACGACTTATTAGAAGCTATGCGTGCATTAACTCCATCAGACGTTGAAATGACAGACAGCTACGAATGGGTAATCGATGCTCAAGTTGCTTTCGGTGAAGAGTTTGACGAAGAAACTTACTTATTCATCTCTCCAAAACGCCGTGCTTCAATCTTGAAATCTAAAGACTTTATTCATATCCAACAAGGTGTGTCAGTTATTAAAGGCCACTTAGGTGAAATCTATGGAATGAACATTGTAGTTTCTAACAAAGTTAAAGATAACGAAGCGTTCGTATTAAAACGTGGAGCATTAACATTGTTAATGAAACGTGACTACATGGTCGAGGAAGTTCGTGAAGGTATGAAACGCCAAACTAACGTTACTGCTGACCAACACTATGTAGCATTCGTTAAAGACGCTAAACGTGCAATCTTCATCAACAAGGTAGCTGCGGGAAAGTAGCAGCCCCCAAGAATCTTCAATCTAGCGGGGTTACTGAGGACTCAGTTACTCTGACTTGGGAAGACGGAGGGGCAAGCCTCTAGTAAGCTAAACGAGAGGTTGCGGAAATGTTCCGTAGCCTCTTTTACTTTATCACACAACAGGAGGAAAAGCAATGGCAAAGACTTATAATATTTACCAAGATGGAGTAAAGGTTCAGGAAGGCGTAGCAGAGCTTACGAAAACCATTACAGGACTTACTCCAAACACTTCATACAAATTTGAGGTGACAGCTGTCGAGGAAGGCGTTGAGAGTGCTAAGTCAACTGCCGTTACAGCTAAGACTAATCCACGTTTAGTAGCTACAGTAACAGCTTCTCAAAAGACTATGTCACTAGCTGCTGACGGAAGCAAAGCATTAACTTTCACAGTGGCACCTGACGACGCTTCTAACAAGGAGTTAGAAATCACTAACAGCAACCCTGAGTTTGCCACTTATGCAGACGGTACAGTAACAGCTGTAGCAGAAGGTACAACAACTATCACAGCGACAGCTAAAGATGGCTCTGGAGCAACCGCTAACTGTGTTGTAACTGTTCAAGCACCAACAGAATAAATACTATCCCAAGGAGGCTGAGGCGAATCGCCTTGGTCTTCTTTTAAGGAGGAAGCTAAATGGAACTAATTGAGAACACAGAGTTGTTCAAGTCGTTTGAAGACGTTACCCTACCGCCTGAAACAGAAGCTATTGACATCACTGACTTAAAGCTTATGCTAGGCTACGGTAACAGCACTATCCGAGACAACGTTCTAAAGGTTTTAAAGAAGCGTGCTAGACAGCATATCTGCTTGTTCATTAAAAAGGAAGTTAACGACTTCCCGATGGAGTTAGACTACATTGCCGACGAGCTTACAGCAAGCCGTATGTCACAGCTTAACTCTGAAGGCCTTAAAACAGAGTCTACGGACATCACTCGTTACGACTATAAGGACGACATCTATGCAAACTGGTATGGCATTTTGAACCGCTGGTTAGAACAGCAAGGAGAGTACCGTAACAAAGCATTCTTCATGCTATAAGAAAGGAGCTTACAAATGCGTTACAACGACATTGTGGATTTAATCCAATACAATACTTGGGAAGACCCTGACGACGACTACGGAACAGTCTCTTACAAAGAGCGTGGAACAGTTGTTGTTAAAGACCTTCCAGTAAGCGTAGGCTCCCTAAGAGTTCAAGGAAAGCTATTGCAGAACCAAGACCAACAGTGGGAGAAACGCTACTTGATACAGCATAAGATATTCGAGTTGAAGAACCTTCGGGTAGACGCTGTCAGACGACACTCCACAGGTGAGATTCTAAATGTCTACTGGGACAACACTACTGGAACCGACCAGACAATCTCTTATAAAGTCGAGTACAGAGATATTCGGAGAGACGAGGAGAGTGGAGTCGTATGGCAGGGTTCTTAGAGATTACCAAAAAGGTTGATTTCTCAGCCATTGAGAAAGACTTCGTTAATGAGGTTAAGGATGTTGTCACTAAGAACTCAAGTCAAATGGCCACTGCGGTAAGATTCAACATTGTTCGTAGAGGAAACATTGACACAGGTACTTACTACGATGGAATCAACTCTAAGACGGAGGTAGAAGGAAAGGGTAAAAGCGTTACAGGGATTGTAGAGTCAGACGTTTCAGGAAACCCTTACGGACACAGAGGTTACGCTGTTTTCCTAGAGACTGGAACGGCTAGACACATGGCTTTCCCAAACTTTACAGACGCTTTAGAAGAGTATTCAGACATTCTTGTTGAACAGCTCCGTAGAATTAACGTTTAGGAGGAATTACAAATGAGCAAGAGACCACCTTTCAGAGCAAGGAGTTCTTCCGTAGCTTTACAAAGAGCAATCGTTAAGGAAATTAGAGCGCAGGGAATTAATATCTGGGACGGAGTTAATAAGAAACCTGAGTATCCATTCATTAAGATTGGAGAGGAGCTGACTTCTGGTAGAACGATTTCTAAAGACGCTATCGGTAAAATGCACAACCTTACTCTTCATATCTGGAGCGATTACGATAGCTCCTTTGAGGTAAAGAACCTAACTGACTTCCTTGTAGACTTATTAATAAACTCACCACTTCAACTAGAAGAGGGTTTCTGTATAGGTAAGAAGGAGTTAGACCACGTTCGTTATACTGAGGCTGCCAATGGCACTTACAAAAACGAGCGAGCATATCTATTCTTAGACTTCGAGGTAATCGATTCTACAATAGACCCCTATTAAAAATTAAAGGAGACTTTTAAATGGAAGCATGTAAATCTAGCTACATTCGTGGTACGGCAGTATTAATCGAGGTACAGAACGACCTTGGCGAATGGATTAAAGTAGCAGCACAACGAGGCGGTACATTAAACCGTACAGCGGCAACGTTAGACGTATCTAACAAAGAAGGTTTCGGATGGGACGACGCCGAAGCTGGTAACAAGTCTTGGTCAATCGACTGTGATGGATTGTTCGTAGAGGACAACGCAGGTTTCCAAGCGTTGAACGCAGCTTGGGTAAACGGAGACTGTGTACGTGTTCGTGTTAAATTCCCTAGCGGATTAACTTACGTAGGACAAGCAATCTTAACTGACTTCCCTTATGAGTTCGGTTACGAAGACGCTGTGACTTACTCATTAACGTTCCAAGGCAAAGGCGCTTTAGAAGAGCAGCAAGTAGCTCCTACTATCTTACCTAAGAAAATCGAGTTTGACATGACTACTAAGGAAGTTAAAGTTAATGGAACTCTTCAAACTAAGATTAAATTCACTCCTGAAAACGTATCTGACAAATCTGTGACTTACACAGCATTAACACCAGCGTTAGCTACGATTGACGAAGCAGGATTAATCACTGGTGTTAAAGAAGGAACAGCTTCATTCAACGTTCGTTCAAACGTTAACACTGCCATTTCAGCACTAGTTGATATTGAGGTAAAGCCAGCGGGGTAGTAGAAGCCCCGACCGAGCTTTCGGCAAGTGACATTAGCGAAGACTCTGTTACACTAACTTGGAAATAGGACAACCACAAAGGGGCTTTGGGATAGATTCCCTGAGCCTCTTTTTACATAACTAATATTAAAGGAGATTACAACATGATTATAAGATTCCAAGGCAAAGACCTTAACCTACGCTTAACATATAAATCAATCCACTTTCTGGAGTTAGCTTTTGACCAAGACTACGCTTCTTTCATTGCTGAACAAACACCTTTCAACCAGTCGTTATACATCTTCTGGGCTATGCTTCAGAACGAGGCTGATTACGAAGGTGTGTCAGTACTCGATGTGGCAGAGCTTCTTCAAGACTCTCTGGACAGTTATGAGTTCACCTTAGAGGAATACTTCGACAAAGTTAACAGCTCGTATGCTTCAAGTATCCTTGTTAAACAGTTATTTAAAAACAATACAAGCTCATTACCCAGAGGAGGCGGAAGACGAGGACGAGCTTCCGAAGCTAGACGTAAGATACTTTATGGTATTGTGTACAGACTTAGGAATACCTTCCAGCGACTTTTGGACAAGTACACCTTATGAGTTTAATGGAATGTTACGAGGAGCTTACCAAAGACAGTCACGAGAAGCTTCACTATTCCTTTCTCTAGTGCAGTCTAAGAAGCCTGTTAAATTAGAGAAGTACCAAGGCTTTGAATTAGTTAACGAAACCAACAAACCTAAGACTACTAGAGACTTGGCGGAAACAATGGATGAACTTGATAGAGCAGCCTTTAAAGAGGAAGAGCTATCTAACCTGTTCGACTACTTTGACTAGGAGGAAATTTAAATGGCAGATAAGGAAATGCGAATTAAGGTTAGGGTAGACAACTCTGACTATACAAGTAAGATGAAAGATATGGAAGGCACTCAATCACGCTTAGGTAAAAGCACTGAGCAGACTACAGGAATCTTCGGAAGGTTCTTCAACAAGCTATCTGGTGGAGCAGGCTTAGCCAACAGCTCTATGTTAGGTCTTGGTAGAAGCTTCCTATCAACAAGTGTTGGGTTCGGTACTCTGACAGCTGCTGCTACGCCTATGGCCGCTGCTGTTATGGGAGCCGCAGAAGCTACTAAAGCTGCTGGACGCTTTGCAATAGATTCCATCAAGGACTACTCAAACTTTGAAGGAACACTTAAACAAGTACAGATTATTGCAGGCGGTACACAAGCTGACATGGACATGCTTGGTGACACAGCTATCGAAATCGGTGGTAAGACTTCTAAGGGCGCTCAAGAAGTTGCTGAGGCCATGGTGGACTTTGCTAAGCTAGGTTTTACAGCTAAGGAAACTTCAGAGGCTATGAAAGGTATCGTATATGCTGCTGAAGCTTCTGGCTCAGGCGTACAAGAGACTGCTGGAATCGTAGCCACAGCACTTAACGTATGGAATATGGAAGCCTCTAAAGCCGAACACGTTGCTGACGTATTGGCTAAGACTGCTAACGAAACAGCCGCAGACATGCAGGACATGGGATACGTTCTACAGTACGCTGGTTCCTCAGCTTCCCTAGCAGGAGCTTCTCTGGAAGACCTTTCAGCTATGGCAGGTATCATGGCCGATAACGGTATCAAAGGTTCTAAAGCAGGTACCTCTTTACGTACAGCATTCACAAACCTAATTAATCCTACAGACGGTGCGGCCGCTGCTATGGAAAGCTTAGGAGTACAGTTTAAAGACGCTGAAGGAAAAGCACGCCCTACGATGGATGTTATCTACGACTTACAAGACGCTGTTAAAGGCATGGATGATATTCAAATCCAAGAGCTTTCAACAATCCTATTCGGGAAGCCCGGTGCGGCTGGTATGTCGTTCGTCCTTAAATCAACTAAAGAGCAAGTACAAGACTTATCAAAAGCTTTGGTAGACTCTACTGGTACAGCTGCTAAACAAGCTGCCGAAATGCGTGAGACTATGGCTGGTCAGTTAGACCAACTAGGAGACTCCGTGGACGCCATCAAATTAAAAGTTGGTAGAGCATTTACTGACATGTTCGCATTAGACACTGTTAAGGGATTCAACAAGGCTCTCGATGGAGTTGACGAAGGCCTATCTAACTTTGGTAAAGGCTTCAAGCGTACAAGTGACTTGCTGGAAACTTCTAATGGATTAATCTCAGGTACAAAGGACGCCAACAAGTTTGTAGAAGCTGTTCGAGACGCAGGTACTAACCTTACAAACATTCCTTTCCAAGAGTCTTTAGCACAGTCTCAGGTATGGGGCATTGGATTAACCAACCGTGCCTACGAAACTAACGAGGTTATGTATAAGCTTAACAAAAGCATTCAAGAGTTCAGCTTCCTCCCTGATGATTGGGAAGGTAAGTGGGGACAGGCTTCCACAATCCTTAAAGACTCAGTAGGTCAAATGGAGTTGAAACTTGCTTCAGCAGCGGCTAAAGGTAAGCATGGTGGAGAAGCTGATATTTCAGGTATTATGAACCAGACTATCCAAGAGAACCTACCTGCCTTGCAAGGAGCTTTAGACGAACAAGTAGCAGTATTCGGAACGGCTAACCAAAGCCGTTTAGATGCCTTGCAGACATTCTTCACTAATGAGAAGACTTTAACTGATGAGCAGAAATCTATTATGATACAAGGTGAGCTAACTCATGGCCAACAACTATCTGATACAATTGAATCAAACAATAACCAAATCTTAGAGCTTTATAAAAGCTTAGGTCAACAGGATTATGACCAACGCCAAGAGACTGGTGCCGCTATAAATGCATTGCAACAACAGAACTCTGAAATCCTGCAAAACATCGCTACAACTGAGTCAAGTAGTATTGTTGAAACACTGAAAGCACAGGCTAGTAGCACTGGAACAATCACTCAACAAATGGCCAATGATTCTATTACAGCCGCTAATCAACAATATTCTGAAACTGTAGCAGCAGCCTCTAAACAGTATGTTGAAACTGTTAGTTCAATTAACCATATGTCAGATGAATCTATAGCTGCCGCTGGAACAACTAGGGACGAGCTTATCGAAAAGGCACGTCAACAGATGGTTGGTACAGTAGACCATGCTAAGACTCAGAAAGAGCAGACAGTAGGAGAAATCCAAAAGATTGCCGACAAGTCTGAGGAAGTTGACGGAACGCATATTCAAATTGACGCTGACGCAGATACTTCCAGCGCAATGGAAGAGCTTGGCCAATTAGCTGCTAGAATTAACGACGTGTTCAGAGCCTTTGGAGAAACTGCTGGTAAGATTCAAGGCGGTATTGATGGCTTTGAGAGCAAGCTTAAACAGGCGGATAAATGGGTTGCAGGAAAGGTTGGCGGAATCTTCAAGGCTCGTGGAGGTCTTACTTCAGGCGTCGGTTACGGAATTGGTGGAGGCAATGCACAATACTCTCCAATGGCTACCGCAGTAGGTGTCGGAACACAGTTAGGACAGGGCGGTATCAATCAGGGCGTAATCCATAACGAGCGAGGAAGAGAAGTTACAATGCCTATCCAAAACGCTACTTACATGAGACCTTTCGCAGCAGCTGTGGCCAATGAGCTTCAAGCAATGGGCGGAGGACTTGGTGGCGGAGGCGTTCAAGAAGTTATCGTTCCATTGTACATTAACGATAGAGAATTTGCAAGAGCTACTAACAAAGCTATGACAGAGGAGCAGCAACGTGTCAAACGTATTGCTAACCGAGCTGTCGGCAAAAAGTAAAGGAGACGTTTAAATGACATGTTCTAATAAACCTAATTACACTCCGTTTAAATTACAAGGTCTAGCCCCTACTAAACAGTGGGGCTTAGGCCGTTCTGCTAGTTATGAACGGTTTAACCCAAATGAGTTTCACGCCTTGGAGGACGAGGTTAAGATTACTTTCCCAGTGGACTTTAGAGGAAAGGTTAAAGGAAACTCTAACCCAAACCCTTCACGAGGATTTAGCCATGCCAGTCAAATCTACCGTGAAAATGTTTTAAGAGGAAGTCAATTCCTTTCTAAGCCTTCATTACTATTTAATGGAGCAGTATACAATGAGAAGACACTTTACAATGGAGCTATGGTAGCCTCTACTCAAGAGGTTAACCAAGGATTAATGTTCTATTGGGAAGACTTTATCAACCCTGACCCAAGAATTAAAGAAGGTGACATGGTAACTTTCTCAGTAGATGTCCGAAGCACTGGTGAAGATATTCCAACAGGAGCTGTGGCCTTCAAAGGGACTTCTAACTTTGAGGAATACTATAAAGTCCTTGAACAACCTATCACAAAAGAGTTTACTCGAATCTCATTCACAACTCGTTTCCTATCTAAGGACTGGGAATGGGACGAAGCCTTTGGAATGTTCTGGGGAGCAGAGAATGTTCCTGTTACAGACTATCCAATGTTCCAATATGACAAGGATAAGTTAGTTGGATTTATTCAGGCTCAAGAAAGTGTTCAACTAGAGTTCTCACGGCCTATGGTTTCAACTATCGGAAAGACTACTTACATTGAGTCTGGGGACGACATGTTCTCTAACAACAAATGGGACTGGTCTAAAGCCGTATCTAAAGGTCGTTTAAATGAATTTGATGGTAAGTATAACACAAACGGAATTAAACAAGACTGGGCAATGCCTGAGTTCATTCCTATTTTCAAAGGCTCTGAGAGAATCCACTTCTACAAAAAGACTACCTTAACGGAAACAACTGACGCTGGACATGGTTATGGTAAAATCCTATTCTACAGCGCTGCTAACGAAGATTCTTACATGAACGTATATAAGAAGTTCCCTCACGAGGCTGGCGTATATGGTGGATATGCTGCTGAAGTAGAAGTGCCTATTGGAGCTACTCACTACCGTGTTCATATAACTTCAGAAAGAGGAAAGGCTACTACAGAAGCCTATGTACAATCTTCTGCTAACGACTGGTCAGAGTTTAGCCAAGAGTGGTACGACGGACTATCAGGAAAGCTAGATGGAAAGACTGCCAGAGCTGAGACATTCTATCGTAAAGAAATGGTTGAGATGGAGTTTGAGCTACACTTTGCGGAAGCTGTACAGAAAGCTTTGCCAAACATCTTCAAAGGCCTTACTACCGATGCTGAAAAGCAACAAAGACTTCGTGACATTGCATATCAATTCGATTCAGCAATGATTGCACGAGGCCGTGGCCAAGGCAATAACTTAGCTGATTGGATTTTCTATAGATGGACTCCTGACGGCTCTATTGAAGAGCAGACAATGAAGCAGTTTAGAGGCGAGGGATTAACCTCTGTTACCCATCCGTCAAGCTATCAAGAGTGGATTAATCCACAAGGTAGAATCGTATCATCTCTACGCTCTAACCGAATCATTCCTAACTCAATGTACATGGGAACTGATACGTTAAGTGGTAAGTACGACCCTAAATTAACAACGCTTCAGCTAGAGGTTAATGGAGAGCTTGTTGATAAGAAGGCTACCTTAGATAAGACCTCAGAGGTGTTTACATTCACTGGTCTTAAAGGATTCTTAAAACCTGAAGATAAAGTTAGGATTGCTGGATGGATTAATCGTAACAACCAATGGTCAATCACCTACTCTAATGTTCTTATGGGAAACACTCCCGAAAACGTTGCTGAGTTTAACGAACGAGCTTTCGTCGAAGCTGATTACCTAGTTACAAACATGTCTATTATCGTAACTCAATCACAGATGGATGAATGGGGATTTAACCCTAATCTACCAGACTACCGAATTGAATCATTAGAACGTCCAGCAAGTCGTACTGAGGAGTATATGATTAACTCAATGGTACAGGTAACACATGCTTATGACATCTACGGATTTGTTGAAAGTAACTACCCTGAGTTTTTCGGTGACTGTTACACGTTCGATGATAGGATAAGAAAGATTAATGAGCGCATTAAACAGTTTAACATTGTAGCTACTACTTATTCAGAAGAGCCTTGGGAAGATGGCAATCCAACAATCTTCATTAGTGCTGAGGCTAGAAACCCTGACAGAGACTATGATGTTAAAGCAGAGATTAACCAAACTGTTGAGCTTCAAATTAACAATTCTAAGGGACACTTTATCCATCCTAACGGTTATATATACGTGGGATTCGCTCGTATGCCAAGAAGCGACCGTGAGACAGGAATCTCTGTAGAAGCTGAATTAAGCTTTGACTTCACAATGGACAGACAGTACGACAGCCTTCCAAGAGTCTTCCGATACAACTATCAGAAGCAGCCTTGGTTCTTGTTTGTAAGAAACATTAACAGAAGCGTTCTTGCCCCTAAAGTAAACACTCTAACTCCTATTAACGGAGGCACTAGACGTTATAACTTTGGAGCTACAGAAGACGCTCGGTATATCTCAATGGACTGCTTTATCAAAGCTCCTGCCGAAGAGGATATACCTAAGTTGATGGAAGAGCTTGCTGACTTCCTAGACGTTGGAGAAACGGTAATCCAATTCTCTGATAACAAAGACCGCTACTACAAAGTGATTCTGGATGGTTCAACAGACCTTTCCCAAACACTTCACGTAGGTACGCTGACACTGACTTTCGTACTGCTTGAGAATACAGCCATTGGCGAAGAGGTTGTAGAAAGCTTTGACATAGACAGTACAACTGGTTCAGTTCCATTCATCGAGCTTGAGAACATGGGTACGGCGGACGCTTACCCTACCTACCAACTGACCTTTGAAGAGCCTGTAGGATATGTTGACCTAATTGGTACAGATACCTCAGCCAACGTGTCAATTGGAAGACGTCCTAAAGATACTGAAGACGAGGTTAAAGTAGACCTTCGTCCTCGTAAGTTCTACAGTAAGTTTACATCTACTGATGGAGCTGGATGGACGGCTATGAATGATACTCAACTTCCTCAGATTGAAGGGTACTCAACTAAGCTTCAAGGAACTGTCCAAAGAGTTAATGGAATGGCCAATCAAGACAAGTGGAATTACGGAGACACTAGCCACAGAGGATGGCATGGAGCTGGTATCGTAGCAAACCTTCAAAAGAACCTTGACGACTTCTATATGGAGGCTTCTATTGTAGCTACAGGAAAACCAGTTAAAACTTCTGCTAACGCTATTTTCTTGATATTCTACGACGAAGACAATAACCCATACGCTTACACTAAAGTCGGTACACGTCCTCAAGAGGGTAACTTAGACAGCTACGTAGCTTACGCAGGTGACTGGGGCAAACGTAAAGTAGTTAACAACGGAGCTAAGTGGAAAGACTTCTGGGGCAAGGTTTCAGTACAGCGTAGAGACAATCGCTGGAGACTTATCGTAGGTCAGTACAAAGACCGTAGATACAGCCCTTCTCCTGAAGCTTCATTTAACTTTGGTCAAAACATGTTGAAAGATACTAGAGACACAGGCTGGTTCGATTTGCCTCCTGAAACTTGGGGTAAGAAGTTTGCAAGGGTTGGAATCTTCTTCGGACAGTATTCACATCGACCTAAGCTAGGCCACCTATCAGTACGTAGACTAATCGTGTGGGAAAACCTTGAGGAGTATGGGGACAAACCTTTAGAAGGGACTCCAATCATGTTCCACGAGGGAGACACAGTTGTAATTGACTCAAGCAAAGCTCAGACATACCTTAACGGAGAACTTACTCCATCGCTTGTAGACCCTATGACCGACTGGTTCCCAATTACCAAAGGTGATAACTACATTGGAGTAAATAACTTCAAAGGTAAGATTGACATAGTATATAACGAACGATTTAAATAAGGAGGAAAAAGTATGATTACAGTATTAAACGCAAACGGACAGACGGTAGCACACTTTGTCAACAACGTTAGCGAAGGAGTACCATACTTTGAGCCTACTTTGACGGAGAATATAGAGACGTTGGTATCAACGTTCTCTTTCTCTGTTCCTTTAGACTGTGACGAAAGCCAATACCTAAAAGGCTTGAATAAAGTATTAGTAAAGGATAAGGATGGAGATTTAAGGCAGTTTAACATCATCCATACAGAAGAGGTTTTCCAAGAGGTTGACTCTCGAATCTTAGTGGAATGTGAAGACTTCTCTATTAGTGAGATGAACGACACTGTAATCTATCCTTTCAATGGGCACAACTTAGGAGACACATTAACAAAAGCCGTTCAAGGAACTGGTTGGGGAGTTGAGTACGCTGCGGACACTTGGCAAGAAGGAGAAGAGCCTTTCATACTAGCTGAGTATACGAACATGCGAGAAGTGTTTGGAAACATTCAGAAGACGTATGACGTAGACTTTAAATTTACAGCTGAGAGAACAGTCTTCAACCAAACTAAACGGATTGTCAAAGTGTATAAAAACAGAGGTCTTCAAACAGGCCGTTACTTCACCTATGACAGAGACGTTCTAGGAATCACTCGTGACGTGCAGTATGATACAATCAAAACAGCCATCCTCCCTTACTACACAGGAGTCGATGGAAAAGTATGGACACTTAAAGGAATGGTTCCAGTTAACCCTATCGAAGGCATTACCAAAGATAAGGAAAGCCCTTTGGTAGTCCACAATCAAGCTCATGCAGACTATGACGAACCTTTCTTCTTCAAAGCAATGCCTTTCAAAGCTTCATCAACAAACCCTGAGCAAGTATATCGACAAGGTGTAGAAGAGCTTTTAAAACACATTGCCCCAATCTATACTTACACTGTTAATGTAATCCTTCTAAATCGTGTCCAAGGATGGGAAGGGGAAACCTTAGCACTCGGTGATACAGTATGGATGAAAGAGCGTGTAGGCTCTCGTGAAATTGGTCTGGAAGCACGTGTTATTGAATACATTTATCACGAAGACGACCCAAGCCTTGATGAAGTAACCTTTACTAACTTCCGTGAAATTGACACTTACGACACCTCTGATATTGCAGGTATCCGAGAAGCTTTGAACGACCTTAAAGACCAAGTGGATTCTAACACAGTTATTATAGAAACTACTAGAGAGCAGATTAGTAAGCTTGAAGAAGGTCAGTCAGGTATCATTGAAGACTTAGGAAACAAGAACTCAATAAGCATTGGTGACACGCCTAAGCCAAACCCTATTGATGGTGACACATGGTTCTCTACACGTGTTAACGAAGCTGGCCAAACAATCCATGAGATTAAAGTTTGGGATGGTGTTGAGAAGGTATGGAAGCTCTCTATGGATACTTCTAAAGCCTTTGAAGCAGAGGACACCGCTAAGGCTGCTCAGAAAGACGCTGAGGAATCTCTTGATAAGGCTAACCAAGCTGTAGCTGATGCTGACACTGCTAAGACAGCTGCTCAAGAAGCTTTGGATAGATACAACAACCTTATGATAAGCGGACGTAACCTTGTGCTAAACTCTCAGAAGATTACCACTCCTGACAGAGCTACCAACACTACCTCTCGACATAAAAATATTCCATTGGCTATTGAAACTAAACTTTCTACCAAGTATAAGTTAGGCTTTAAATATAAGCTTACTTCAGGAACTCTTCCTAGAGGTATTACAGTTGGAGTGCGTAATGTTTCTAATAATACTTGGGCGTCTAACTTAGTAACTGTTCAAACTGAAGGTAAGGAAGAGGGAGTAGCCTACGCAAACTTCACTACTACAGGAGTTGTCGGAAATGCACTTTTAATCTATCAAGGAGTCGTAGGAGAAGTTAAGAATGAGGATAACTTTGACTTTACAGAAGTCTACCTTGTAGAAGGTGATAAGATAGGAGATTGGCAACCAGCCCCCGAAGACGCTATCGCAAGCATTACAAACATCAACGGTGAAATCACTTCTCTAGTAACTAAGACAGATGGATTGGAAACAAGCTATAGCCAAATCTCACAGACGGTTGATGAAATCCAATTGACAGTTGGGGACAAAGCTGATAAGAGTCAAATCACACAGCTTCAAGACCAGATTAACTTACGAGTTGAGAAAAACGATGTTATCAATCAGATTAACGTTTCCACAGAAGGCATTATAATCGACGGTGCGAAGGTTCAGATTACAGGTAAGACTTACATTGAGGACGCTGTTATCACAGACGCTATGATTAGCGACTTGTCAGCAACTAAGCTAACTGCTGGAGTAATCGATGCCTCTAAGATAAATGTAACAAACCTTGACGCAAGTAACCTTAAAGCTGGTACTATCCAAGGTATTGACATAATCGGTTCTAAGATTACTAACCCATTTGAAATAGGCTCAGAAGGATATACACTAGCTGGTCAGACAGTTATGGAGAGAGCGCAGGTTAAAATTGACTACAGCGTTTCAGAAACTGGGCAAAAAGGCTGGTCAAGCCTTCACGCAAGAGGGATTAGTTCACAGCTTATGAACAGTGATGGTACTATTAACTCCTTCTCAGCGCTGGCTTCTGATGGACTTTCTATTCAGGACTCACAAGGACATGCTGGATTCCTTTCTGCGGAACTTTTAATGCAGTTTGCTAACACTGGTAAGAAGATTTACCCCGGTAATTCATGGGTCACCAACACTGATAAGATAGTACCTACGTTAAAAATGAGTCAATGTGCTATTGGATGGCTATTCTTATGGCAACCTTACGATACTACTGGCGGTAAACCTAATACATGGGACTATACTTACTATTTAGTTCCTAAAGCTCATGCTAACTTTAACAATGGTAAAGGTATTAATATGCGGCTACAAGGCGCAGGTAAAGGTGGAGGAGCAGATGATACTGTGTATAAATATGTATACGTATCTAATGACTCTATAACAGGAACGGCCAATAATGGTACTGGGAATGGAGCTAGATGGGTTCTTACCAGTGTATTTTCAGTTTAAAGGAGGGATTATTGTGAGAGTTTGGATTGAGGACAAGATAGGATTCTTAACAGGCTACACTACAGAGCCTATGGAAGGTTACAAGTGTGTGGAGATTGACCCTTCTGAGTCTTTAGAAATGCTTGGTGGAATGCTTGATTTCCACAACTACTACTATGATGGTGAGAAAGTATACAGAGACACTAACAATGACTTCCAGAAGTTCTTAGAAGAGGAAGCTAACAAGCCTCCTGAACCTTCTAAGGAAGAGATGGCAGAAAGACTTGCTAAGTTAGAAGCACTTTTAGCAGACTTGCTATAAAGCTTTGGGTGGGTTGTGGGAATAATATTAGAAAGGAGATTCATACATGGTTAAAGTAAACGATGTAGTAAGCTATGTCAACGGACTTGTCGGCAAAGGCGTGGACGCTGATGGATGGTATGGTACTCAATGTATGGACTTGACAGTAGACGTTATGCAACGCTTCTTCGGATGGCGTCCGTATGGTAATGCGATTGCCTTGGTTGACCAGCCTATTCCAGCAGGCTTCCAAAGAATCCGTACCACAAGCTCTACACAAATCAAAGCTGGTGACGTTGTGATATGGGGCTTAGGATACTATGCTCAATACGGTCACACAGCTATCGCAACGGAGGATGGAAGAGCTGACGGAACATTTGTCAGTGTTGACCAGAATTGGAATAACCCAAGCCTTGAGGTAGGCAGTCCAGCAGCTGCTATCCACCACAATATGGACGGAGTTTTCGGCGTAATACGTCCTCCTTACGAGGCTGATGCTAAGCCTACTTCACCACCTGCACCAAAACCTGATAAACCAAATCTAGGACAATTTAAAGGAGACGATGATATTATGTTCATCTATTACAAACGTACTAAAGAAGGTAACACAGAGCAATGGTTCGTTATCGGAGGCAAACGTATTTACTTGGCAACAATGACTTATGTAAACGAAGCTAATGACCTTATCAAACGCTATGGTGGAAACACTAATGTGACAACTTACAATCACGACAACTTTGGCTTGCGGATGATGGAACAAGCATTTCCTAAAGTCTCAGTATAAGCATTAAAAAGCCCAAGGGAAGGTTACTCCCAAGGGCTTTTTGTTTGTTTTCAAAACAGTATTTAAGATTGCTTCTTGTGCTGTGTCAAAGCATTGCTAATCGCTCTAGCTAGGTTGGAATAAGATTCGGAAGCAGTCTCAGCATGCATTCCAATGTTTCTAAACGAAGCTAGCGGAATGCTTTTCTTACCTGTAATATCACTTTTCTTAATAACTCCAGCAGTGATTCCTGAAGCGTCAAACGACTTCGGAAGCTTGTAGAAGTTATCGTTACGGTAGTTTAAAATAGCGTTTCTACCTCCTCTAAGGTGTACTCAGTTTGTGGAGTAGCTTCGTCAACAGCTTTCTGCTGAGCTTTTTCTAAAGCTACACTCATGAAGCGTTCCATATAAAGCAGTCTAGCTTGGCTGTAAGAAAGCGTTGGGTACCTCATATTGCTTCGGTAGTCTGCAACAGCCATCTCTAAGAATATGCGCAAAGCGGTGTTCCCAAATCTTTCCATATCCTTCTTCATAATAGCTCTTAGAGTCTGTAGTGAAGCATTAATAGGAGCCTTACCAAACTTCTGCTTATTAAGGTGTTCTACATAGGCTAGGAATGTAGTTGTATTCCAAAGACTTTCATCAACTTTCCACCACTCCTTCGTATCAACCTTATTTCCTTCAGCGTCTTTATAAAGCTTATTCTCTTTAGTTCTTATCCAAGCCATAATAAAACCTCTCCTTAACTCTTTGATGAATCCATCATAACACATGCTAGGCGGATTGTCAACACCTTTTGCATAACTTTTACAAGGCAGTTTCAAAGGCGACTGGAAGGAGTCCTTTAGGCTGTGAGGAAACTTCCGAACGCCTTTCTCCTATACTATATGCTATATCTATGCTTAAACCATAAGACCTTACGGTCTTTAAGTTCAAGTAATAAGCTTCGTTAACACTCAGCTACAACCTCCTAAAGTCGGTTGTGAAACTCTTTAATAATCTTCTCTTTCTCTCTCTCTAAAGACAATTATAACACATTCCTAAAAACCTGTCAAGCGAATTTGTAGAAGAACTTTTATGGAGTGTATATTTGTAAGGTTGTTGTAATACTTGTAACAAAACAGTAACAATAAACTTTATAAAATGTTCAAAACGGCTTGACTTTTCCTATTAAACGTGCTATACTAATGAAGTAGTAAAGATGAAGAAAACAACTTAGGAGGAAATTAAATTATGGCTAAAGGTTTAGAAGCAATCGCACAGGCTGCACAAACGCAATCAAAAGGTTCTGGTGAGCAATCCAAAAAGACTTATCTTAAAAAAGGACAAAGCATTCGTGCACGCATTCCAGAAGACATTTTAGAAAACTTACACGTAAATCAAGTGGTATCGGTATTTGAACCGCAGGTGTTACCTACTTTATCATATCATGCAGAAGGGCGTACAGACGTTCGTGACCTGTATCATGAAGCAACTGAAATCATGTTAGCAGACCACCGTGCTAAAGTTGAATCAGGGGAAATCGAACGTGGTTCGCAAGCTGATAAAGACTCATATAAAGCAGCTCGTATCTTAACTCCAAAACCACTTATCTTATTCGGTATCATCCCATTAGCAGACTTCACACAAGGCGCTAAGAAAACTAACACTTACCCAGCAGGTGAGCCAATCTTATTGGAAACTAACTTAGGCCGTGACAACGCTAATATCGACGCCTTAACGAACTTCTTATCAAAAGAAACTAACGCTAAGAAATTCCCTAAGAAAGCCTTTGAGATTACTTGTGAAGCGGCTAACCGTTACACTTTCACACCTTTAGACGACGATGATTTAACGCCTGAAGAATTAGAAGTATTCAAAGCTACAGAAGGCGCTACAGTCCCTGAAGAAGATTTCGAAAACGCAATCTTTGAAAGCACTATTGAGCGCCAAATTGAAGACTTGAAGAAAATTGGTTTCGACACAACTCGTTTACCAAACTTACCTACAGCTGCTCCAGTCGCTGACAAAGGCGCTGATGAAGTGGGTACAGTAGACCCTTCAGGAATCGATTTCTAAAAACCATACGAGGGGCTTCGGCCTCTCTCCTATTATAGGGAGGACATAAAGCATGAAGAAAGACACACCAAAAGTGAATTCAATTAAGTTTACAGAAGAGGATTACTTCCGCCTATTACAGACAGTCGTTATGACAAACACTTTCATCGGCTCTCTATCAGCTGGCTTCCAAGGTAAAGAACGCTTAGAGAAGATTACTAAAATCGCTGAGAACATGTTCGTTCTTAACCGCTTGATGGAATCTGCTGAAAGCAATGGTGAAGACTGGGGCGACGAAATGTTGCTAAACTCTTTATACACTGACTCAGAAGTTCTTGTAACTAAGTATAAGCACTTGTTATCAGAAGACCAGTTGGAGTCTATCAACAACTCTATCAAAAACTTTGCAGAATCAGCTGAGAAAGCTCGCAAAGAAGCTTACGAAGAAAAGGTTGCTCAAGCCGAAGTAATCGACTTTGAAAAGGCCAATAAGAAACGAGGCAAATAGCCATGCGTAAATTAGAGTTCTTTACGAAAGTAATTGCAGAGCCCATAGATAAGCAAGGGTTGTACCCACATCCTTTATCAATCACCTTCTCAGACACGTTTTACCGAGACGACTTTCCTGAGAGTAATATCTATGATGAAGCAGTATCAGAAACATTATGGAATGCTGCTTACGAAATTATTCATAATGGCATGGCAAAGGCTAAGTCAGTGAAGACTTTTATAACTGTATTTAACCCAGACACCTTAATGGAAGGTACTATGGTATATGAAGCTGTTCCAGAAGACCTGCAAGTAGCTGTTGATACAGGAGTTGTAGAAAATGTCGAGTGGGAGGCTAGAGAGTCAGTATTCCAACACGACTTACGCTACTTCTTCCGAGGATGGCATGGATTATAGTAAGTTTAAGGTAGGCGACACAATACTTTACCAAGGAGCGCTATGCAACACTGGGTCTGTTATCAACGGCAATACCTACACTGTTGTACAGCTTACTACAAAGCCTCGCCACGCCTTTATCATAGATGAACATGGTAACAAGAAGCTTATCCAAATGGGATTCAACTTCGCTAAAATAAAAGAAGCTTAAAAAGTGTTCAAAAACGCTTGACAAAAGCTTCAAGATGTGGTAATATTACTGTATAGATGGTCGAAGGGTAATATCGACGTTAAAGAAAATGCTCACAGTAGACATAAGTACACAGGTAGTTCAGAGGCAAGAACACCTACCATTAGTGCACCTTGAGCAAAACTCAAGTGGAGAATGGAGACGGCAGGTTCGAATCCGCCCCTGTGTGTTATTACAAGCTTAACAGACCGACATTTTTGTCGGCCAGTTGATTTTATGAGTTGTTAGTGTAATGGTTAGCACAACAGTCTCCAAAACTGTTAGAGAGGGTTCGATTCCTTCACTGCTTGTTAAAATAAGTATTATGGAGGTTTGTGGAATGAATGTTGAAAGTATGAAAAGCGAGAAAGCTTGGAACCGTGCTATTGTGAAAGCTGAGCAGGAAGCTGCTAAGAAGAAGATGGAGCGCCTTGCTAAAATGCGTGCCAAAAGCAATCGTAAATAACTCCATTAAGTAGGTAAGATGGATTTCTTATCTGCTATTACATAAGGGACTTAACCAACTGCGGAGGAGAGTTAGCTACTCACCAAGGCCTTGCCGAAATCCCTAACCAGTCAGTTAGCATAGTAGATGTTAATGCGCAACAGTCTTCCTATAGCGCTTGTCGGAGGCTGATTGGGAAAGGGGTTCGAATCCTCTACTGGCGCCTTACATATCCCTCAGTAGGACTTTTATAAGTGTGAAGACGAGGTTGGCTTGGGGAACGCTCAATAATCCCTTGCTGTAAAGTTTATTTCCGAAGCGTACTATAACGTCTTGGAGCGGAGCTTTTTGTGATTCATAGGAGGGTAGTAGCAGCCTTCAGCTAAAATTGCTACACTCGTGATGGAAGGCGAGGTAAGCGCCTTGGCCAAAACATTACCCATGGTGGAGTAATCCACTTAGGAGAGCGTCGTACGACAAGGTGTCCAGCCACCTTATGAAAGGGTTGAACATTAATGCACGCTGTTAACCAAGGCCTGTAGGGAGGTCACCAACAGCGCATTAGCCAAGAAGTCCAGAGTAGCTCCCTAGTGAAGTCTTCTGAAGCTGGAGTTGGCTACCAGCGGCCTTATATTCGGGATACAGAATGTTATCCACGGAGGATAAGTTCTGTGAGGCGGTTCAATTCCGTCCATAAGGCATTGGCTGTTTATCAGCTCATTCCAAAAACCTCTTTCATAAAGAATCACCTCCTTTCGATTAGAGCAGCCTTGGGTACGGCTGTTCTTTTTTTGTTCAGAAAAGCTTGACAAAGTTTTAATATTGTGTTATGATTGATTCATCAAAGAGTTAGAGGAGAGGTTTTTATGAAGAGTTTAGGAATATCTAAAGTAAACTATGTGTGTAGACATTACGGAGGAACGGTTCTTGAAGACGAAATTGTAGAGATTGTTGGTGAATGGACTAGTGCTTTAGGAGACCACATTATGGAAGTGTTGCCAATGGATTCAGAATCCAGAGACGAAACGATTGTAATCAAAGCTTATAATATCCATAGAATGAGTCCAGAAGAAGTATTAGTTTACCATTTATATAATCTTGAATGTGACCTATTCGCCAATGTAGACTATGGTGGAGAGCATATTACAGAAGCATATGTTGATGGGTATTTGAAAGCATTAAAAGATATTAAGGAGGCTATTAAGTAATGCAAGATACAGCAATGATTTCTAAGAATTTAAAATGGATTGAAGACTTGGTTGATGTAAACCTAGATTTAAATAAGCTTCCATATAATCAACGTATAGAAAACCAGAATAAGATTGCAAAAGTTATCAATGGTCTAAGGGAGCAGTTAGAAGACCCTTACGATGAAGTTGGCTTAAATGATACTCAAGTAGTATTTAACAAAGTGTTTAGTAATGGTTGGAAAGTTCATGTAACCCACTCTCTAAATGGATTCGGACACATGTACGATGAGAATAAACCTTATTCAGTAAATGTAGCAAAGCCTTCTGACTACTTTTTAGATTACCTTACAGTAGGGACACCAGAGGAAGTAAAAGCTATTATCAATGAAGTTAGAGGGTATGGTGAGGATTTATAATGAGCGGAGAGTATGTAGCAATCCGTAGCAATACCACAGGGAGTCTTTTATATCACACTCAAGAATGGCTTTTCTGGAGAAGTGAGCGATCTTCAATGCCTTGTAAAAGTATTGAACACATTGATTTGTCCATGTGTGGTATGGAAAGTTTCTATAAAGTAGTATTCAAAGCTAATGAATACACCTACGAAGAGCATTTACCAGAAAGCGCTTATACAGGTATTGAGTTAATTCACAAGGAGGAAACAGAATGAGCTTTAAAGAAGCTTTCAAGGATGAATATGTTGAAATTGACATAAGTAATAACAAAGAAGCAAAAGCTTTCTTTGAAGAAAATGTATATAAAATGGAAAGAGAAATATTAAAGAAGTCAGAGGGCTTGTTTAAATGTATTGAGGAGGAGATTTAATGGAAACTATGTACACAGTTATTTACGAAAACCACGTGGAAGGTGAGCCATCGCTTTGTGGAGGAAGCTTCTTGACGAACGCTCCGAAAGATGATACAATTACCTTAATGACATTCGGCTCAAAGGTTTTTGAAGTTACCTTTGTGGATAAAGCCGATAAGAAGATTTATGCGAAACGAATTAGATAGGAGCTGTTGGAATGCTTGACTTAATACACCTTACAAAAGACATTAAAATTCACATAGACATTAGAGAATATTTAGAACAATTTGAGTGGAACCGTGCAAAGTGGACGGAAGACAGATTAATAGCTGCTTCACCGTTTCGTGACGACAATCATCCATCGTTCTTTGTAAACTATAATAACGATTGGGCAGGTACTTTCGGAGATTCGGGAACTGGTGACTCAGGAAATTTCATAGAGTTAGTTTCAAGACTATATGAAACAGACTACGAAACAGCTTTTGAAATGCTAAAAGAACGGTACTGGATTAGGCCTTACGAAGCTCCTGCAATATCCGTTAAGCTAAATGTTAAGAAAGAGAAGTCAGTCTTTGACATACCTACTCACAACACTTCTGAGTACCTTCTAGGTCGGGGAATATCTGAGGATACACAGCAGCTTTACAGAACCTCTGAGGACGAGTATAAAGTATGCCTTCCATACATTAACGGAATGGGCTTAGCAACAGCTTTGAAATACCGCCGAACGGATAACAAAGACTTCTTTTATGAAGCAGGTAACAACCACTTGAAGAATATGTTGTTTGGGTATCATATGATTTACGAAAAGCTTCCAAACACGCTTGTAATATGCGAGGCGGAGATAGATGCCATGACGGCTTATGAGATGGGCTTTGTTGGAATATCTCTGGGAGCAGCTAACTTGATTGAGCGTCAAGTAGACCTTATCAAAAAGGTTGACGTTAAGAATATTATCATAGGCACTGATAACGACGAAAAGGGAAACCTTGCGGCTAAGGCTGTTGATGAAGCCTTCTGGAAAACTCACAAGCTATTCCGTTACGACATGCCTTCTGGATATGATTTAAACCAGTATTGGCAAGAGTTCCACAAGGCTCCTCCGCTGAAGAAGATAAGCGAGCCTAAATTACTTAGACGTAAGTTATGGTACATTATGGATTAGAAACTTTAGAAAGGGGCTTGACAAGGCCTCTTTTTTATGCTATTTTATAAGAGTAGTAACAAACAAATAAATAAAGGCAATGAAGGCCTTGACAAATAGTTACAAGTGTGTTACAATAGTGAGGTAGAAATTTTTAGGAGGATTCCAATGAGAAAACAGACACTTTTGGAAAAGCTTAAACTAGTTACAGGAAAGACAGATAAAGAGCTAAATCCAACTCTTTCACATATACATATTCAACTATGTGGAGGCTCTGGGACAGGTGGTAAGTTCGGCGCCGCTAAAGTTCCTTACGACTATTCAGACAACTTCTTATTCAACTCTCCAGCAAGAGTTACTCAAGAGCAAATCTATAAGCAGTTAGAAGTCTATGTAGGAAGCTTCAAGAGAGACTTCGTGAAAGACGGTAACGTAAACCAAGATGAACGGCCAATCAAGAATCTATACTTATGGAGTGAGAACAAAGGCAATGGGAAAACTTCTACGGCAGCTGCTCTCCTAAATGAGTATATGTTCATGTCTTGGCAAGCTTCGGTAATCCGTAAAACAAACATGAAACAACCGCCTGCCTACTTCCTTGACGTAAACAGTTTCCAAACACTTTACAACAAGTTTACTAGAAATGGAATCGCAAAAGATATTGCAGAAAAGACTTCACGAGAGTATTACGAAATGATGGAACTAGCTGAGTCAGCTCCTTTAGTAGTGTTCGATGAAATAGGTAACCGAAGCGCTACCGAAGCTTTCCGAGCAGACCTTCACGACATCATTAACAAACGAATGGTAAACAAGCTTCCATCAATCTTTACAAGTAACCATCCAATTGACTACTTGGAACAAGTGTTTGATGAACGCTTAGCAGACCGTGTTCGTGAACGAACTATCGTGTATCATTTCGAGGGCGATTCACATAGAGGAATATAGGAGGGATTAGGATGGCTTCAGTTTCAGCTGAGATGTTATTATCAAAAGTTATAATTGAAAACGATGTACAGGCTTTAAATAGATATGGAGTAAGCGAGGATTTATTTCAGTCGCCTATTCATAAAGAGGCATACAACTACATTATTAATTACAGTAGGGAAAACGATGGTAATGCTCCTGCTTACCAAACACTTTTAAGAAAGGTTCCTGAGTTTGACTTCCAAAGCTCTGCGGAAGAGTCTTATGCAAGTCTTACTAAAAGCTTAAAGAACTCTCGTCTACAAGTGGCTACAGCGGCGTTTATCAATGCTGATTTAGGAGAGTTCTGGGAAAAATCCGTAAAGAAGGATGACCCAACAGACTTTATTAATCAGACTATACACGCGTTGGAAACAATTAAGGCAGAAAACTTGGTTAATGGAGCTAATGGCCACCGCTTGGAGAAGGCCTCTGAATGGTATCTACAGGAGTTCTACGACCGCAAGGAAGGTAAGTCTGTTAAGTTCTGGAACAGCCACTTCAAGTCTCTAACAGAGCTTATTGGTGGAGGCTATCAATCAGGAAACCTTTACACGATATTCGGTAGAAGTGGTCGAGGAAAGTCTACTGTAATGCTAGTTGAAGCATTAGAAGCAGCTATGAATGGGGCTAATGTTCTTTACTACTGTTTAGAAATGCCTAAGTATGAGTTTACATCAAGAGCAGTAAGCTTCTTATCAGCTCGTAAAGAGGTTAAGAAAAGCCGAATCAATGGCTCAGATTATCTAGCAGGATTTAATATATCCGACATCACAAAGGCTTCATTTGAAGACTTAAACGAAGAACAAGATTTCGTTGACTTTGTTACCAACTTAAATGATTTCATAGAAGGTTCATTTACACTAAGAGCAGTAGACGATGACGACTTTGTTAACCGCTCTGTTACCCAACTTGAACGCGATATTGTAGAAACAGGAGCAGACTTTGTTGTAGTAGACCCTATGTATTACATGCACTACGAGAAGAACACTTCTAAAACAGCAGGTGGAGACGCAGCAGAAACTTCTAAAGCATTAAGAAGACTAGCGGGCCGTACAAAGTCTGTAATTATCGCTGTAACACAGGCTGAGGAAGACTCCAATGAAAAAGGCGGAGACGAGCGTGAACTAAACATTCCAAAACGTTCCAATGTTAAGAAGACAATGGCGTTACTTGAAGACGCTTCTGTAGTATTAGCTTTTGATAGCTGCGATGGAAGATTTGCTTTAGAGATTGTTAAAGGACGTTCAGGACATGAAGGAGAAAGCGTTGAAGGTATCTTCCTACCAGTAATTGGGTATGTTGAAGAGTCGTTACTAGAAGAGGTCGGAAGCGTGTTTGAAGGCATTGAATTTTAAGGAGGAAGCCAATGAGCTATTACCTATCACAAATGAACAACCTTAAAGAGAAGATTCGTTATGAGAAGACTTCTGTTAAACTTATCCGAGAAAGCATTGAGCGTATTGGAAAGCCTACAGGAGAATATTCTCTAGGATACACTGACGCTTTGAAGATGGAATTACTAATCCACCAGAAGATGTTAGAAGACGCTCAGAAAGAGTTATTGAAGCTTGAGAAAGAGCGTAATAAATAACAATAGTGTTCAAAGGGGCTTGACAAAAGCCCTTTTTTGTGTTATACTAGTCAGGTAGGAAGGAGCTAAACAATGACCGTAACTAATGAACTTTGGAAGCCTTTGGTATTCAAGGGAATCCACTCAGACAATTACGAGGTTAGTTCAGAAGGTTTAGTAAAAAACAAGTTGACTAATAGGTTATTAAAGCCCCAAGACTCTGGCTATTTACATGTTAGAATACCTCTTGACGGCAAGTATTACAATGCTAGAATCCATCGAATTGTAGCAGAGACCTTTTGTGAAAGGCCTGTGGGATGTAATGTGGTAAATCACATCAACGGCAATAAGAAGGATAATCGAGCGGCCAACCTTGAATGGATTACTCAAAGAGACAATGTTATCCACTCTTTAAGGTTACGTGAAGAGGAATCTAAAACCCTCACAATGATTGATAAAATGGACAAGCTTCTGGAAAAGATATTATCACCAGAGGCTAAAAAAGAGTTTATGGAGGAATTTGTAAATGGCTAAAGGACTAAAGGCAATTAACGAGGCGGCAGGAAAGACTCTAGTAGACACTATCGCAGAGGACTTTGAACGCCAATTAAATAAATGGGGAGCAACTGGTTATACATACGACAGCGATGTACACCACCAGCTTATGCGAGACTATCTTAAAGTAGTTGACCGAAATCCTTTTGAAGACTTCCCAGAAAACGTTCCAGTATTCCGTTCAAGTGGAACTGGTAAATGCTTACGTGAACAGACTTTGTTCGCTATTGATAAGCTTGAAGGAAGCGACCGAAAAGACCCTCCTAAAATGCAGTCTCACCAAAGCCGTTGGGTACAGATTGGAACCAAGGTAGGGGACATGATTCAGGAACAAGTCTTAATGATGGAGAAGCATTACCAACGATTCACAAAAGAGGAGTGCCACTTCCGATTTGAACGAACTGAAGAAGGCTTCCCACACTTTGAAGAGTTCTCAACAACCTTTAAGAAGTATAAGTCAGGACGTATGGAGTTCATTACAGGAGGCTCTATGGATGGCATTATGATTTGGACTGACCCAGCCACTGGAGAAGAGTATCGGGTAGGCCTTGAGGTTAAGTCTAAACAAACTACTCCAGCAGCTACTAGCAAGTTCTCTATGAGACAGCCTAACTCAAAACACGTATGGCAGGTTAAGAACTATGCTATGTTAAAAGACTTAGACATGTATTTAATTGTCTATGTAAACTGCGCTCACAAGTCTTGGGAAATGACTGAAGAAGACTATGCGAAGAATCCAGACTTACAAGTATTCGGTGTAGATATTACCGAACAAGATAAGAAAGACGTCCGCAATCGTTTCTTCACAGCGATTGAACATGCTCATGCAGGAACGCTTCCTCCATTAGAGCTTAGCGGATTTACCTTCAGCGACTATAAATACGCCTTGGCAAACAGCCTTACTTATAAGGAATTGGAAGAGCTTGAGAAGAAAGCTGTCAGCAAGTTTGACCAAAAGGCCTTAGAAGAAATCAAGAAGATTAGAGGAGATGTTAAGTAATGAACGAAAGCATTTATGATGGTATTCCAGAAATCAACTTACAGGAGAAGGCTTATGCAGTGTTTATTAAATTCCGTGGACACGACTTTATTAAGCCTGCTGCACTGCAAATTAGTGAACTATCCAAGGAAATGCTTGATTCAACCTTCTTACAACGTGAAGATGGCGAATCCAACATCATTTTAAAAGATGTTATTACTGGACTTGAGTTAGCCTTTGATTTAGTTGATATAGCAGCCTACTCCGCTAAGGAGATTGAATTAGGAGATACAGAAGCATTCTACAGATTTATTGAATATGCAGCTGATATAATGTTAGGAGAGGATTAAAATACGCTTTATTAGTTTTGACGTAAGCAGCGTTTCAACAGGCGTTGCAGTAATTGACAGAGAGCCTTCTGGATACCTTACACTAATCCATACAGACATCATTAGCACGAACCCTAAGCATAATGTGGGGCGCCGTTTGAAAGACTTTGCTGAAGCTGTTCAGATTCTTCTTGAAACGTATCGACCAGACTACGTTGTTAAGGAGCAGACAATTGCTCGATTAGGAACTCAACTAGTCCTTGTTAAGTTTGCTGGAGTATTAGACATGATTGCTGCCAACGAGGGATTCCCAAAAATTTATGAGTATTCACCAACCACGGTGAAAAAGGTTGTGGGAGGCCATGGGCGCTCCACGAAAGAAGCTGTCTTAATGGGCACTACTAAATACATTAATTGGAATGAGCCTATTGATTTAGTTATAGACGACATATCAGACGCCGTAGCTATTTGCTTAACTCACATTGATAAGAATTTCGTACTTGTTCCTTTAGGAGAAGTTGAAAAAGCCAAGGAAGAGGCAATGGTAGTGGAGGCAGAGGCTTCTAAGTACCTTGAGGAGGAAAGCACATGAAACAGCAATTAAGACTGGCAATTTGTGGAACTTCTCGTGCAGGCAAGGATACTTTCGCTAATGTACTTGAAGATAAGCTTATTGAAATGGGATTTGCCGAGGCTGATAAACTAGCCTTTGCAGACCCCTTAAAACAGCTTTACAAAAGCTACTTCTTTTATAAGGAAGACAAAGAAAAGCCTAGAGACGCTTACGTAACCATTGGCAATGCTATGCGAGAAGTTGATGAGGACGTGTGGATTAACCACCTTCTAATAGCCGCTGACAAAAGCTGGGGAGAAGGAAACTCCATACTGGTTACGGATGTACGTTACGAAAACGAGGCCAAAGTCCTTATGAACGAGTTTGGTTTCATTCTTATTAAAGTAGACGCTGACGGATTGATTCGTAAACAGCGTGCAGAAAGTCTTGGAGAAACCCTAGACTTAAACAATAGCGGAGACGCTGAAGTAGGCTTCATTAAAGAAGACTTATTGGTAATCAACAACGGAGAGGACGATTTAAAGCAAATGGAACGTTACGCTGAAATAGCAATCAATATGGCTCAGGAGGTTGCGAATGGCTAATTCATTAACCCCTCATAAATCATACTACGAAAGTTTAGTAGCAGCGGAAAAGAGTAATGACTTCCGCAAGATTTTGATTAGGTTAATGAATAGAGTTATTATGAAAGTTAAAGTTCCTATCGAGGTTAGAGAAGAGTTTTGTAACGACGTTATGGCAATGTATTATGAGCGCTTCGGTGCCGTAGACGTTCCAGACAGCTTGGCAAACATCCTTTCAACATACTATCTACAAGACGACACTAGAGGAGACTTTGGTGGAGAGAATAAGTTCGCTCGTTGTTCAAAGTTTGAGTACAGCTTCGCTTCAGATAAGAAGGAGAAAAGAATCCGTACAGAAGACTTATACAAAGAGTGCCCAATTAAACTAGACGTTCTCGAAGGCAATGGATACACTCGTGACAGCATTGTTACCGATGATGAAGTAGCCAATGCAGAGCTTCGAGCAGACCTCATTAAAGCGATTGATAAAGCTGGATTAACGCCTGAAGAAAGAATGGTGATTGAGCTTAATTTAATCCAAGATTACACAATGCGTGAGATTGAGGTAATGGAAGGAATGCCTTCACGAAGCACTTTGAGTCGTTACTTAAAGAGTGCTCGCAAGAAGATAGTAAAACAAATTTAAAATACTTTATAAAAGGGGCTTGACGAAGCCTCTTTTTTGTGCTATAGTGTATACATAGATAAGAGGAAAACACTTTAGGAGGAAATTATAAATGCCAAGAACACACAATAAAATCAGCCGTAAGAAAGCAATTGATACATACTTAGAAGGAGAGAATCCATTAGCGATTATCTCAGAAACTATTGAAGAGCATACATGGACAGTTGGATTCAGCGTTGAGGACGCTACTTTCTACAAGGAACGTAAAAGCAATCCATACGACACTTGTAAGAACCCTCGCTGCAAGATGTGTAAAAAGATTAAGGAACAGACTGAAAGAATCCCTGCTTACTCTTTAGGGAAGACTTTAGCTAAACCTTTTGAAGAGCTTTCACTGGGGCACTTCGGAAAGCTTGCAGCTGCGGATGTATCAAAGGCTGATATGCCTAAGCTATTAAACGTTTCAATGAAGGAAATCAACGCTCATATCGAAAAGCTTGTTGAAGCTATGGGATTAGACGACGCCATCAACCTGCTAAAAGACTATGAGCTTTCAGATAGCATTGTACAAAAGCTTTTAGGAATTGGTGCTTATGACATGAGGCTACACCGTCAACGTATGTTGGGAGCTCGTAAGCAACGCATTGCCGAAAGCAAGAAAGGTGAGTGGTCTTAAAATGGACATGAAGACTAAATTAAAGTTGGCTGGATTATGGATTCTACTAGGAGTTATGTTACTGCTCGTATTAGTAGATTGGTTACTTCCGCTAGCGATGTTGAAATGGTTATTATAGGAGGATTTTAAATGAAATTGAAAGACTTATTAGAGGTAGTAGACCCTATGCAGGACATCACTTTGGAAATAGCTGAGTTAACGGCTCCAGAAGGAATCTATGCTAAAGATATTCAGAAGCTGCGTCCAATGGCCTTAGAAATGGAAGTTGTAGACGTTCACACAGCTTGGTATAATGGCGAGGACAGCATTGAAACAACTTTAGGAGTCGTTGTAACAGGAGGTAAAAAGTAATGCTTATTAGAGTAAACGAAGCTGAGGGAAGCACTGCTTTTATCGAATACATCGAGCTTTCACAGGCGTATGGAGGAAAGATTAACATAGAGTTTTTTGTAGAATATGGGGAAGATGACCACTCCTTCCCAACTGACGAATTTTACATGGATGATGAAACTGTTGACAAGCTTATCAAAGCATTGCAGAGCTTTAAGAAAGGGGAAATCTAAATGACTATGGGAATGTTTGACACAGAGCTTTTAGCAGCTCTAGCAGCTTTACGATGGGTTGTAGAAGACCCTGAAATAAAAGAGCGCCACGTTGAAATCTTAAACACAGCTTACATGGAAAATGCCTATGAGAAAGGCGAATCATTCTCTAATGAAAAGATTGTAGAATGGGATTTCATTAATGCCTTAACAACACTTGAGATAGAGGCGGCTGCACGAAGCCTTATTGTAGACGATGAATCCTACGACGAAGACGAGGATATGGACTGGGCTTCCGACACCTATTCATGTGGCTGTTGCACGTGCTGTGGATGTACCTGCGACGACTACATGTGGGAAGACGATGGAAGCTTTGACGACGACGATTGGGGAGACGATGATTAATGGCTAATTACTACGTGCTTGAAAGACTTGACGATGGCTCTGGCAAACTCCATCAAGTAAAGCAGTATAAAAGCTTAGATAAAGCTATTAAATACGCTAAAGAGATGAGCAATTTTAAAAAGACTTATCAAGTAGCAGGTCAATTCGATTTGAAAAGGCTTGCTGATACTGGAAGACTTATTTAGAAAGATGTAAGAGAGGCCTTGACAAAGGTCTCTTTTTATGTTATAGTAAACCCATAAGAAAGATTTAGGAGGAAGATTATATGAAGATTTCAGTAGACTTACCTAACGAAGATAAAGCGAAGGCGGCTATTAAAAAAGTTAAAGGTAAAAAGCCTCTATTATCAATTGAAGAGGCTTGGGCAAAAATCTTCTCAATGAAGAACTCTGCTAAGGATAAGGAGCGCCTTAAACTAGTTAAGGAATACCTTGAAGAAGGTAAGGTAAGCCGTGAGGAAGACAAGTTAAACAAGAACTTCTCAAAGGCCGAGGCTTTACGCATTTATCAAAAGGTTCAGGAAATGGAAAGAGAAGCTAAGTTTGACGAAATCCGTAAGAAAGAGTGGGAGAAATTCCCTATCATAAACAATATTGTAGAGCTTGCTAGTTGGATTGACAACGCTCTTGAATGTGATAATGAATACTTGGCGATGGACTTTGAAACAGTCGGTGATAATGGTGGTACAGATATGTATCGGGAAGAGATTTCAGGATTCTCTTTAACTTACCGTTACAAAGGCGAAATCATCAACGGTTATGTGCCTATGCGACACCGTGAGGAAGATGGTTCTCCAAGCCATTTAAATATTGCTAATGTGAAGTGGGCTGAGGAAGGCATTAAGAGAGTATTTGAGTCAGACAAGGCAACTGTATGGCATAACGCAACCTTCGATATGGGGCTTGCTAAAGCTTCTTTAGGAATCGCTCCTAGAACGCCTGTCCACGATACCTTAATCTTAATGCACTTATTAGATGAAGACCTACCAAGCTACCAGTTGAAAGTTTTAGCAACACGCTTCTTGAATATTCCATCAGATACCTTTGAAGAAATGTTCGGAAAGAATGCTAAGTTCGCTGACATTGCTGTTGAGATTGCTCGATATTACGCAGGAAAGGATACCTATGTTGGATTCCTCCTGTTTGAATGGCAGTTGAACATCCTTAATAAGCCTTCATTCGCTAAGATTAAAAAGGTTTATGAACGGATTGAGCGCCCATGTATTATGGCCACTTTTGAAATGGAATCAGAAGGCTTCCACATTAACATGGAAGAGGTTGAGGTACAGCGTAAGGAAAGCGAAGCAGAGTTAGAAGAGATTTCTGCACGCCTTCAAGCACGCTTTGGCGACGTTAACTTCAGCTCTCCATCACAGCTTTTAAAACTGCTTTACGTAGACAATGATTGGAGTAAGTATGTTACGCCTGACCACAAATCCATTCTAAGAGGCCATGTAGGTTATGACGAGCACGGTATAAGCAATAACAAATTGTTTGCTTTAATGCCTAATGGAAGTGTTATCCTAGACCCTGTTGTGAACGCTGAAGGAAAAGTCGTTCCTAAGAATGACCGAAACAAGTTACAAGCCAATGCTAAGGCTATGAAAAAGATTGCCAAAGCTGTTGACGAGGTTCAGGATATTCTTGACTACAAGGACTTGACAAAGCATTTGACAGCTTTCGTAAACAAGATTGACACCTTCATTGCGCCTGACGGAAAGCTTCACGGACAGTTTAACCAATTCGGTACTGTTACAGGCCGTTTCAGCGCTTCTAACCCTAATTTACAACAGCAACCTAAGAAAGCTCGTAAGATGTTTGAGGCTCCAGAAGGCTCGTTAATTCTTGGAGCAGATTTTTCGCAACAGGAGCCTAGGCTACTTGCACATTCAAGTGGTTGTCAAGAGCTTATTAACATTTATAACGAAGGCCGTGACCTGTACTCTGAAATGGCTTCAGCAATCTTTAATAAGCCTATCGAAGAGTGTTTAGATGGCTCCATTTACCGTAAGAATACCAAGATGATTGTCCTAGCCATCATGTATGGAATGGGTGCTTACAGCCTTGCTGACATTCTTCGTATCGACGCTCAGGAAGCTCAGAAAATGATTGACGACTTCTTCGTAGTATACCCCGAAGTGGAAACTTGGATTGAAGGCAATAAGAAGACAGTTATTAAGCAACGCTATGTTGAAACGCTGTTCGGAATGCGCCGTAGATTCAAGCATGAAAACTTTGATATTCTTAAAAAGAATTGGAACTCCCTAGATGAAAATGATAAGAAGCTTCGCTCAGCAGCAGCAAGAGCTTTACGACAAGCTACTAATGCTTTAATCCAAGGTGGAGCGGCCTCTCAAACTAAGCTTGTAATGAATGCTGCTAGAATCCGTTTGAAAGAGTTGTCAGAGGCTCGTGGAGAACCTAACTCATTTGGAATACTTGCTCAAATTCACGACGAGTGTCTCTTCAAAGTTCCTGAAGATGTTACACAGGAGGAAGTTGATGCAATTGAGGATGTTATGATAAACACAGTTAAACTAGTGGTGCCTAGTAAGACTGATATTGAGATTGGTAAGAATTGGGGAAAAATGGTTTCAAGAAAGGAATGGTTTAATGACTAACTGGGTGCCTCTAAAAGGCTTTGAAAACACCCATGAAATTAACTCTAAGGGAGAGGTAAAATCACTCTCAAGAGTTATTTATAATGCTGGAATTGGTAGTTACTATGAGAAGCCTGAAAAGATTCTCAAGCCAACACTTAACCACGCAAAAGGTTATTTAAAGGTTGGGTTAAGAGTCAATGGTAAAAATTACCAGAGGTATATTCACAGGCTGCTTTATGAGACTTTTGTAGGAGATATTCCTGAAGGCTATGAAATTAACCACATTGACGAAGATAACTTAAACAACGACTTATCTAATTTAGAGTGTATTACTCCTATTCAAAATAAACATCACGGAACTCGTATAACAAGATGTGCTAAAGGCCATGAGAAGCCAGTTATTATTGAGTTTGAAGATGGAAGTACAGAGTACTTTGACAGTGCTACTAAACTATCTAAAAAGTATCCAAAGTATTTGTTTAGCAATGTGTGCCAAGCAGTTAAAAGTGGAAAGCCCTATAAGGGAGCAAGGTTTTTCAGAGGCTAATTAAAATAAATTTCAGAAAGGGGCTTGACAAGCCTCTTTTTGTATGCTATTATTAATCCATAAAGAAGAGGGAGGAATCACCATGCTATTAAGATTAGGAGATAAAGTAGTTATTAAGGAAGATTTAAGGCACAGCGACTTGTACCAAGATGTACTATATGTTTCGTTAGAAATGTCTAAACTAAAAGGCAAAGAGGCTTGTATAACAAGGGTCGATACCTCACGTGAAGTTACTTTAGTTGAGCTTGACATAGACCAAGGTAAGCATTTGTGGAGTATTGGAATGTTTAGCTCAATAAGAGATATTCCATCGGAAGAAATCACAGAAGAGCTATCCAAGGCCGATGATAATCCTTCTGAATTAACTTTAGAAATGCTATTGAGCAAACTAACTGAAGACTATAGTATAAACATTGACATAAGCTTTGAAGACGCAGCTACCAGAATCGTGTCGGAAAACTATTATTCATGGCAGTTAGAACCTTATTACAATAGAGTTGTTAAGTGGTACGCGCCAGACTTTGATAACGGAGAGTTAGCAATACTTTTGGAAGGGGAGTTTTAATATGAAGCTTAAAGTAATAGAAATAGGTTACCGACACCAGCTTGAAACTTGCGTTAATACCTCATTCCAAACAGTTTTTGATGATGAATACGCCTATGAGAATGCTTGTGAACAGTTTTTAGAAGATTATGAGACGGATTATGGAAGCGCGGAAAAGATTAGCATTTGCTTCGTTAGGGAGGCTTTTGACAATGCCTAAGAAATACTATGGTGAAGTGCTAGGAAAGTTCTTCAGAAACCTGCTATTCGTTTTGTTAGTAGCTGTCTTTATCCTGTGTTCACTGCTCCTTATTTTCATGGTCGGAAATGGTATTTACCTGTTCTTTGGCAAGGCCACTTTGATAGCTGTTATAACCACTGCAGTAGTTGTTCCACCAGTATGGGCTACGCTTTATTATAAGGCTAGGGAAAACTTTAGGAAAGACGCTATCAGAGTTCGTCAGGAAAGATTTAATGAGCAGCATGGAACAGCATTTAATGTAGACATTAGGTACATGCTTCCTGAAGATATTATCGACCAAGCTTCGACTATTTGTGGAATAGACCCTTACGATGTTATTGCTAAGACGGATGGAATGCAGCAAGACGCTCTTGTAGAGGCCTTGTTAAACAATGCTAGATTTGATAGATGTTTCTCCACAAGTTATAGCACCATAGAATCAGAGTCAGGACTTCTTGATTATAAGGTTTGGGATGTTCCAACAGAGCCTTCATTAGGTTATGTAAATAGCCCTGAAGAGCTGTTAGATGAATTAGAGAAAAGCTCCTTCTACTGTGGTAAGAATTTCTCAAAAAACCAATTTGCTGAGTTTGACCCAGAGTGTGGCCAAGGCTCTTGGAAATCCATTCGGCTAGATATTTCAAAAAAATCTGGTATGGCCTATTGACAAGTTGTTGATAAGGTGTTAATATAGGATTATAGAAATGAATTAGGAGGAAATTTAGATGAACATTAAAGTAGGAGATTTAGTAACCATTAGAGAAGACTTACAGGAAGGAAAGTATGGTGCAGACAGCGTTGTAGATAGCATGTTAGAGTACTGCGGAAAGTCCTTTAAAGTTGCTAGAGTTATGGATAATGGTAAAATTAATTTAGACGGCATTCATTGGAACTGGACTCCCGAAATGCTTGTAGACAAGCCTTCTGGAAAGATTATTGGGTACCGCTGTTTAGATACTGGAGGTAGAGATTCTTGGTGGTCTGTGGGGAAGGTTTATAAAGCGTATAAGAAGCACGGACAAGAATTTATTATCGACGACGAAAGAGACGAGCGCTTTTTATCAGGGCAGTCCTTAGAAGCAGCAATTAAATACCAGAACGATTATTATGGAACAGTTTTCGAGCCAGTTTATGCGGAACCTTCTACTGAAGACCTTATTGAACGCCTCAAGAAAGATATTGAACGCCTTAATAAAGACCAAGAGAACCTTTTCGGAAAGCGTGACCGAATCAATGAGCAAGCTATCCAACTAGGCTCTAAGGCACGCAAACTAGAAGAAGTTTTAGAAGTACTTGAGAAATACAAATAGGAGGAAGCTTATGTCTAAGTATTATTTTACCATTATGGTAGGCAATAATATAATGAATATCATTGCTAAGTCAAATGGATTGTCAGAAGAGTTTATTGACAGTGTTACTAAAGAGGTTGCAGAAGGCTTAGGAGAGGGCGTTGAGCCTTCTCAAGTAGCCGTTCTGAACATTATCAAGTTAGATGTAGAAGGGCGTTTAGAAAGACTTTAGGAGGAATTTAAATATGTTAACGAAAGACTTTATTAAAGAAGTAGAAAAGATTGGGCTAGAGGCTGATAACCGCTTTACTGACATGCTATATATTGAAAGCCATGACGGAGTTGTTGTAAGTATTAACAAAGACTGTTCTAAAACTTTTACATGGTGTGAAGGAACAGGCATCCTTGTGGGAAGTCTCTTTAAGCTTATCCCACTTGTGGAAGAGTACGCCAACACGCCTATCGAAGAGCGTGAGAAAAAGGTTTCCGAGAAGCCTTTAGAGTCCTATTCAATTAACGAGTTGGGAGAAGCTATTTCTAAAATCCTATTAAACAAGCTTAACCCATACGCTCAGGTAGTTATCTCACAGGAGCAAATCCAAATCTATGAGCCTAAGTGGTGTACACCTTCAGAATGGGCTAATAAAAACTTATAATAAACTTTCAAAAAGGGGCTTGACAAGGCCTCTTTTTTATGCTATAGTAAGACTATAGAAAAGACCTAGGAGGACATTATGGAAGACTTATTTAAATTTGCTTGTACACTCGTGTTAATGACTGTTTTAATCTCCTGTTATGTAGCAGTACAATTAATTATTGTAACAGTAACAAGAACCCTTTTGCCAACATGGGCGTTTGTTATTGTTTTAGGATGGCTTGTTTACATTAATTACAGAGTATTTTTGAAAGGTGGGGAATACTAATGGATACAGTTTACCAAGACACTCAGGACATTTATTTGAAAGCTTTTTGGATTTGCATTGATAGAGCTAGAAATAGGGCAGGAGTCACTTGGTCTTATTTACAGCACGGAGATACCACTAGAGCAATTAATGGGACAGCTAATCCATCTATCAAAAAGACTTTGCAGCTTATGGACAAGCTTGACTTAGATATTGTAGACTTTCAATTGGACGTTGCAGAAACTTATGAAAGACTTTTGGAAGGAGGACTTTACTAGTGGAATTTAACGAGGCAAAATTATATTATTTGTTAGCTCTTTTAAAAGACGATATAAATGAACTTAAGGAATTATTTGTCAGGAACGAGGAGCTTGGAGCAGGTGCTAATACACTTCACCATATTAATGAATACATCCTTTTAAACCTTAAAATAAGAACAAGCCTTTTATTAAAGTTAGAAAAGCTTCAGGAGGGCTTTCCATATGCTTATTAAAAAGGAAAAGAAGGCCTACCTATTCACCATTTATGGATTGCATTCCTACCCCTTTGTGATAGGCGTCGATGCTTACTCCGATTCAGTGGCTATAGAACGTTTCTACAAGATTTGGCGAAAGCATTATCCTAAGCATTATAAAAAGCATAAGGAGTTCTCTGTTAAAAAGTTTGATATTTAGTATTGACAAACCCGCCAAAAGGTGTTAAGATAGATTTATCAAAGGTTAAGGAGGTGTTTAGAGTGATTCCAGAAGAATGGTTACCTATTAAAGGGTACGAAGGCCTTTATGAAGTAAGTAACCGAGGTAAAATTAAAAGTTTAGCTAGGAAAGTAAGTTACCATAATGGTAATAGTAGAAACGTTCCAGAAAGGCTTCTAACTCCTGTTAAGAATAAGAAAGGATATTTAAATGTATTCCTGTATAAGTCAGGGAAAGCAACCCAATATCGAGTTCATAGAATAGTTGCGGAAGCCTTTTTAGTTAACAATGAAAATAAGCCTCAAATTAACCATATCAATGAAATTAGAGATGATAATAGAATATCCAATTTAGAGTGGGCTACCTCGAAAGAAAATAATAACCATGGGAGCAGAAATTCTAAGATTTCAAAGGCTAGGAGTAAGGTAGTAGAAGGTAAGTCTATTATTACTGGAGAAGTACTAAGATATGAAAAAGTTAGAGATGTTGTTTTTGACGGATTTAACTATGGTGCTGTAGCTTCATGTTGCAGAGGAGAACTCACTTCACATAAAGGATTTACATGGAAATATATTTAAGGAGGTAATTACTATCATACCCGAAGGAAGTTATTTAAAAGATTCGTCAGGCCTCAATCATTACTTTATCGAAGGCCACATCATTGGCGTTAAAACAGGTGTAAGAGGCTATCAGACAGTTGTTTGGGATAAGGAATTGGACAAAATGTATGAACAAAACTTCCACGAGCAGTCTCTTATGAACGATGTTAAAATGTCTAAGAAAGAAATTGAAGAGTTTAACAAAAAGTATTATGAATGGAGTTGGGGACAAGATGTCTAAACATTTCTATGCAGCCACTAGCCCAGACATGGCTGTAAACTATCCAAAAGGATGGACAAGCTTTTTCCATAACATTGTAGGCTATGATGAGCCTTTGTCAGAAGAGGTCTTAACAGCTTATCATCTTAAAGAAATCACTGATTTAGGAGAGCTTCCAGAACACCATAAGAAAGTATTTGAAACACTTTCCGCAATGGAGTACAGCACCGTTGAGCAAGCTTTGAAAACATTTAAAACAAATTACGTGGAGGGAGTTTAATATGAATTTTGAAGAACTAATTACACAGGTAGAAGAATGGTCACGTAACAAAGGATTGGACAAAGCAGCCCCTGAGAAACAATTTCTAAAAGTTATTGAAGAGGTTGGAGAAGTAGCAGCTGCTATGGCTCGTAACGACCGAGAAGAGCTTGTGGATGGCCTTGGAGATACTTTTGTAACATTAATTATCCTATGTCAACAGCTTGGAGTAGAGCCTCACGAAGCTTTGGATACTGCTTATGGAGTTATTTCTAAGCGTACAGGAAAGATGATTGACGGAGTATTCGTTAAAAGCGAAGACTTATAGAACAGCTAAATAAACTACTATCAACAGCCTTTAGGAAGTGTAATACCTAGGGGCTGTTTTCTAGTTTTCAAAAAGGTAGGGGCGAAATTTTTAAAAAATTTTTTCCAAACTTCAAAAAATTTAAAAAATTTTTCTTAAAAGTTTTTCCTAAAAGCGTTACTGGATTCCATTATTAGCGCTTATTTTACATATTTAATGAAATAGTGTGTCGCACAGGCTCATTCTGAGCGCATTTCGCACTGCTTTCTGCACAACTATCCACATATTTGTTGTGTGGCGCCTTCTATATGCTGTTATACATGCCTTGCCACTGCTTTTGCTTAGCATTATTGGATTAGGCTGCTATATATGCACTATCATGTGCCTTTACTATATCCTATCCCCTATGCTTTATAGATAGTTTTACTATAGGTTACCTTAGGTTATGTTACTATACCTTACTATACTACCCCCCCCCCCAGTTTCCACGAGAAGTGCCCTATAAGGGGCTTTTTAAGCATTTTTACGCCTTTTTAAAGGCTTTTCTTGCTCTTTTTACAAGCCTTTTTGTAAGTTATTTCTTAAAATCCATAGAAACGCTTTTATAATGGATTTTTCAAGTAGTTTTTAAAAGTTTCTACTATATAAAGCGCCGTTTTTGTGTCTAAGAGGTAGAAAAAGAATTTAAAAAAGTTGTGTTTTATTGTTGACAGGCGTTTTATAACATGCTAATATTAAGCCATCAAGAAAGGGAGGTATATAGATGAGCGATACTATTACATTGTATGAAACGATCGAAAATGAATATTGTGAATACCAAAAAGAGCATAATTTTCCTGTAACTGCTGTATTAGATTACTTAGAAACAGACGACATGGAAGAACTTTACATCTTTCTAGATGAATACAATACGGACGACACTCGGGCAATTTTACAATTAGTCTAAAAAGTTATTGACAGGCATTTTTGAAAGTGATATATTAAAGGTGTAGCAACGAACTACTAAGATAAAATTAAAGAAAGAGGTTTTATAAAATGATTATTGCAGAAAATGAATTATACGTCGTAAAAAGCCCATTAAATGAATGGGATATGAACTACCATATGATTGAAAAGGAATCGGGAAAAGACTTTCTTATTGATATTGAGGACGTAGCAGAAAATGAGGAAGAACTAGAAAAGTATGAGTTAGGGCTTCTTTTCTCAGACCTGCAAAATCTTGTTATCGACTTACTTATTGAAAATAGTTGGAAAACAATTTAAAAAGTTATTGACAGGCATTTTTGAAAGTGGTATATTAAGAGTGTGGCAGCAAGCTACTAAAATAAATTTAAGAAAGAGGTTTTATAAAATGATGAAATTGATCGAATTAGACAACGGACGGAAGCAAGTTTTTTATAACAATGTTTTAATGCAATACGAAAGACGTGGCAACGACATTTACGGCAATCCCTTGTATAGAGTTTATCCAGTTAACTTTTCATTTAAACGTTTAAAAAGTGCTTACAGAAACTATGAAAAAGGTGATTGGGAGGAATCTTACTATCTTATCCAAAGTTATAACATTTTAGTAGATATTCAAAACATTGCTAACGAGGTAAACGCAAAAAACATTTTTCCAGAGTTTGATGAAACATTATTAAAAGATTATCGGGGGGTTTCGGCGTATGTCTAGTAAAACTATTGAAAAATTATATAAAAGTTATATGAGCACATGCAAAGAGTTTCGGGCTGTGGTAACATTTACTCAATACGTTAAAGGGGAATACTAAAAAATGGCTTTAACAATGTTTGAAAAAGAGAGCTTACAAAAAGAAAATGCACGACTTAAAAGAGAGCTAGCCACTTTAAAGGCTAGCCAAAAACTAGGCGGAGGACTTGACGAAAAAGAATTACAAAAGGCATTGAACAGTTGTCAACGAATTTTCAAAACTTTAAATAGAGGCAAAAGAAGCCTTGTGTTAAGCAAGTCGGCAATGGTGGCTAGTGTGGAATATTCAGGAAGTGGACGGTCAAAAACTTATAAAGATTGCTCGAAAACAGCAATCAGAGAAGCCGAAAAAAGCGCATGGGAGATTATGAGTTTAGAAAATGATTTTCGGAATATTCACCACTTCTTAAAACATGGCACAATGAAAGCGGAGGATAAAGACAATGCTTAATATTATTACAACAGTAATTTCAACAGTGGTTATTTTAAAGGCACTAGAAATGGTGTATAAAAAGCTTTCGAAAAGACTTGACAAGTCTATCAAGTTTTCAAGAAAGAAATCTAAAAAACGTTTTATTATTGCACGTGTGACGGAAGAACAAGCTTATACTTTGCAATTATTAAAAGCAATATCAAAAGATGATGAAGCTGTTTGCGAAGCCACGAATAAAGCTTTGCTGGAATACGGCTACGAGGAAGCGGGCGGGCATTCATATGAGAAAGCTCGCGAAAAGTTTTCTTCATTGCCTGATGTAAAAAATGGCATACCAATCGACGAAATAGAAAGCGACGAGGAAGCGGACGTACAACCTTTCTAAAAAAGTTTATAAAAAGTTATTGACAATAAGCACTAACTTTGGTATTCTATATTTGTAAGATAAATAGAGGAGGAAAGAAAATGAGTAAAGCTTTTTACATGTCATTAGGCGGATTTTTAACAAGCTTTTTCACAGGGCATAGCACAGTAGCTTATTTTATGGCTTGTGTCGCAGCGTTGATGATAGCCATCCAAACACTTTATAAAAAAGATTAGTCAAAATAGTTTACATGTAATAGAATATAAAGAAATAAACTTGTAAAAAGTTATTGACAAGCATTTAAAAAAGTAGTAAGATAAACGTATAAGATAACAAGTAACAAATACTCATTCGATAAGGTTAGGGCAATCCTTTAAAAAACCTATAATAAAATAACAGAAAAGGCGGTTTTTAACATGACAAAAGAAAACAATGTATTTTTAGACGAAAAAGGATTTTTTAATGAAATTATAGAGGTTTTAGAAAATGGTTTCTCAGAGTATTACTGCGATTTACACAGTGAAGTTTTTAGCTACGGTGTAAATGCTGACATTAAAGATTTGGAAGAATATGGAATTTTTGACGCAATCGGGGAAATTCAGGAATATGAGAGCAATTATTTTGGAGAAATTTCCATAGATTTAAGCAGCCCAGATAATGTTGCTGATATGCTTTACTTTATTAAAGGGTATGAATTTTTAAATGAAACGCTAAACTTTAACACTATTTTAGAAGAAGTATCCGAAGATTTTTTCGGAAATACTGACCTTTGGAACGAGGCAGCCGAAGAAGAATATAATAAAGCCATTGCAAAACGCCTTATGGAGGAATTTAAAAATGTTTATTGTTAGCATTTTTAGTAAGTATTCACAAAATTAATCGTTAAAAAGTTATATAAAACTATTGACAAAAAACAATAACTTTGGTATTCTATATTTGTAATATAAATAAAACAAACGAAAGAGAGTGTTAAGAATGGAAACTATCAAAGCTTATGAAAGACTATTAAAAGAGGTAGAACTATTACAAAATGATTTAATGGATATTGAGGACTATTCGGAAGAGGTTTATCAAGCTTTCCAAAAAGTAATTGACGAATTAGAATATTTAATCGAAGAATAAAAGCATATGAAAGAGGTTTTCAACCATGACAAAACAATTTAAAAACATTATCGCAGGCTTAACAATTTTAGTAATCGCTTTGGCAGCAGCTACAGGAATCGCAACATTTAAGGCAGTAGAAAACGCAAATGATAAAGCTAGTCTAACCGAGCGAGTGGAAGCTTTAGAAAAGCTTTCCGACAAGCAAGAATACGATATTGCAGTAAAGTCTAATGTAATCGGCGCTTATCTAATCAATCATGAGGAAGAAGCTAAAAAAGAATATACCGAAGCCTTTAAAGCACACAAGCCTACGCTTCTTAAAAACTACAGAGAAGCACACAAATAGTTTAAAAATATTTTTTACAACTTAATAAACAGGAAATAGAAAAGCTTTTGGGATAACTTCTCGATAGCTTTTCTTTTTGCTTTCTTAAAAGTAATACTCAAGGCTGCCCATCTTAATTTGTGGAATGCTTTTCTAATTCATCTAACCTAGGCGTTTCTTACAACGTTTATAAAGCTTTCTAACGGTTAACTACCCAACTTCTTTCTTGAAACGTTACGAGAAGCCCTCTCACACACTTAATAAAGCAGAGGGCAAAGGATTAGGCAAAGACTATTCTTAAATGCTGTCATTAATCCATCAAAAAGGCAAGGAAAGAAACGGAAATATGAGAAACAATTCTCAAAAGCCTATTATCCCTAGGGCTTTTTTGAGAGAAATAAGAGGGCGCCTAACAATATTATTCTATAGCTTTTTCTAGGGCGTTGTGTGAGGGGTTTTTCTGGAGGGTATCTAAAGGGCGTGAAGGGGCGTAATCTCAAGGCGAATCTAAGAAGCCTAATCGAAAGCTTTGTGGTGGATTTGTTTTTATTAAAGGAAATAAGAAGGCTTTGCGGAATGCTGGTGTGGCGGGCTTTGCGAGGAGGCATGTGCGAGGGTGTCCGATAGCTTTCACCACAGGTTAATACTAAAGACCACACTCACAGGCACACGACAGGCATTATAGAGGCACCCGAAAGGTGTCCGAAAGCTATCCGAACAGCCCTAACAAGGCGCTAGTTTACATAATACACATTATCCAAAGTAGAAAGACCCTGACTCAATGCAATGTTAACAGCAAAGAGACAGAGTCTAAGTCGAGTCGCTTGTGTGAGCGTGTCGGACGGCGTGACGTGAGAGCGTCGTGAAGCACTCGCAAGGTGTCGCGAAGCGTTAAGCAAGGCGCAGGGCGCAGGCGTCGCCACGGCGGGCGGGGGTCTTTGGGAAGGGCAGGGGGTAGCTTTTCCGAG